CTTCCGTTACCAACTTAAGTGCAACCAATACCAATCTTACACAGGCTTATCTACTCAATAGTAACCTTGTCAATGCTTCTGTCACTAACTTTAGTGCAACCAATACCAATCTTACACAGGCTTATCTTCTCAATAGTAACCTTGTCAATGCTTCTGTCACCAACTTTAGTGCAACCAATACGAATCTTACGAATGCTTATCTTCTCAACAGTAATGCCGTCAACATGTCGGTCGCCAACTTTAGTGCAACCAATACCTCTCTTACGAATGCTTACCTGGTGAATAGTAATCTGGTCAATGCTTCTGTCACTAACTTTAGTGCAATCAATACCTCTCTTACGAATGCTTACCTGGTGAATAGTATTCTGGTCAATGCTTCCGTTACAAACTTCAGTGCAATCAATACCTCTCTTACGAATGCTTATCTGGTCAATGGGAATGCCTTAAATATGTTTGCGACGAACTTCAGCTCCACCAATTCGACCCTCGCGAATATTACCGCCATTTCATCGAACGCTGTAAACTTTAGTGCAACCAATTCCAGCTTTCAAAACATTTATGTAGGCAATCTCTTTTCACTGACAGGAACCGCCTATGCTCTTAGCGGATCTGGCGGAAGCGCTACAAACACAAGCTATATCACCTATTTGAACAATACTTCAGATATGAACATTAGTGCAAACAATCTAGTCATCAATAGTTCCACTTATATTCAACAGAATCTACAAGTCGTTGGAAATGTGAAAGCCAATACGTTTCAAGCCACTTCCGACCAACGCGTCAAAATGAACATTGAAGATTTGAATCGAGTCACTTCTTTAGATACGCTGCGTCAACTGAAACCCAAGATGTACGACTTTATTGACTCTCCCAAAAATCAAATGGGATTCATTGCTCAAGAAATCAAAAACATCGAACTCTTAAAGCCATCCATTCATGAAGGGCCCGGATTTATTCCAAATATCTATCGTACTGTGTCCTTTGAGCAAGGATGGTTCACGGTAGAGATTCCTTTAAAGAAGGGAGACGCGATACGATATAAACGAAACGGAAAAATAAACACAACGCATATCCTTAATGCATCAAGTCCAAATTATCAAATCACTGAGCCTTTGACAGAAGAACTGTTCCTCTACGGCACGGAAGTCCCTGATTTTCATTCCATTGAAAAGGATATGATTTTTACTTTGGCCGTGTCTGCGATTCAACAACTAGATACGGTCGTCTCGGAACAACAGAAGATTATCGACGGACAACAGTCCATGATTCAAAAACTTATCCATAAATCAGACGAGCAACAAAAGACGCAGGATGCTCAACAGAATACTTTGGACCTTCTTTTACAGAAGATAGATGCTATTCTTGTTCCACAAAACCCCGTAGTGTAATTCGGTTTGATTGTTTAACTGCTCTTTTCGATACTCTGGATAATGCTCTAACACAATACGGTTGTTGTATCGTATGGTTTCTCGTTGTAATTCGTGAAACATGTCAATCGCAACAAGGTTATATTCTCTTCGTTTTTCGACATACATATTGCCGAGTAGTCCGGGTCCGGTTGGATACAAAAAACTAAATCCATATTCCAAGTTTTTGATATTTTCGATAATTTGATTGATACAGTCGAGCATCAACGGATTCTTTGGACGCTGAATCATGACCGCATTGTATAAACCGATATCTCCTTTGATAAATCCAGAGTTTTCACGGTCTTTGACATAGTGCTCTTGCTTCGTAAGTTCAATCAAACGGAAATCTCCAACACATCTCATTTTCATATCTAAATAAATGCCTCCATGCACATACAGCACACAATACCTCCATAGGTCGGCTTTGTACGCTCCAGGAACAAGCGTATTATACGCATCCAATACCTCCAAGCCAAAGTGCTTCTTAATAAAATCAATACAATCTTGGTCGTCGTAAAGAAAGTATTCAAATTGAGGATTTTGTTTTTGAAGTAAAAGACTGTTCTTTTCCATGTGAATCGGTAAATTTTTCGTGCTCCAGGTTTGAAAAATTTTCAATGGAATCACCGAATCACTGAAGGGCTCCGCATTCATCGGATAGACCATGTACAAGACAAGAATAATCACAACGGCATAGACTATCCATATGGACTGAGACATTACATTATAGATATATTTTTATACTACGCTTTCGTATTTATGAAAATAACGGTCAATGTGTTCTTGTCGAATGGACTCGCTAGTTAAATTATCCACCAGCTCATCTCGCGTAGGACTTCTACCAAATTCACTCGAGAATTTCTTAGAGAACAGTTCGATTTCGGTTTGTTCTTTGGGTATAGAGGGTGGATTCGGGTCCTTGTATACACTTTTCTTGACACTCACTAATTTATCTAAAATATCAGGCTTGGTAATATCTTTGAACATCGTTTTCGTGTCAGCCGAAGTGAAGGCTCCGTCAAAAGTGGATTTAAAAAGGTCAATTATATCTTTGTCAATGATAGGGCTTGTCTCCGTAATACGGTCATACTCTTCGGTTGCAGACATGATGAACTCATTAACTTGAGAACGCTCTTTTGGGTTTCTAGAAAGCTCATTCTTGATGCGTCGATAAAATTTGTCCCAAGAAATCATACTCACTCGGTGTGCTTCATTGAGTTCATTGATGTGCAAAAATTGTTGAACTGTAGTAATGATGCCCGCAATAATATTGACACACCCTATCACAATCGGAGCATAAAACTGATAATTGGAAGGCAATTTCTCTTGGGCAAAATTAGCAGTTCCTGTAAGCGTACTCATCACAATGACCGGTACGGTATACAAATTATGAAGTCTCTGATATTTGGCATAACTTTTTGTATGGAGCCATTTGTAACAAAGCGCCTTGTCCGCCCACTCGGATAAAATAGTTTCATGTTCTGGACACCATTTTGGAGTCTCCATATAGTATACAAATAAAAAAATAACAGGTATACTATATGAAAAACACAGAAATACAAACTACGCATATTCAAATTATTCATCGCTTGGATGAACTACAAGTCATCCAAACTCAAACACACTCTCAGTATAAAGAATATCTTGAATCAAATAAAACCAACAAGATATTTGGTCTTGATTCATTTTATTATCAAAGCAGATTGTTTGATTTAGAATTAAAACAGCTGAAAGAGCATTATTCTTTTGTAAACAATCGAATCTATTGTGATTATTACAAGCTCTATGGGATGGTGAAACAATTTTACAAGGAGAATTTTAAGCTTGAACCCAAAAAAAGAAACTATATCCCCTACAAAGATTTAGAGCCCTATAAAGTATTTGAATTTACAGATAGTCTCAATTTGGACAAAGATATTTTAGAGATGATTCAAGGGTCATTTGACATCATCAAAAAAAAGGAGTCCGAAGTCAAACAAATTCACCGAGGGTTTGGTGTCAATATCGACAACTATATACATAATCACCATTATAACAACGAAGCCTTAAAAACAAAAGTGGAATTATATGAAAAATATTTACGCTCCTATCATATATATCACATGTCCTTTCTTTCCAATTTGATGAGTAAAATTGGGTTACTGTTTGGACAAACGGAGTCTACGGTGAGCCTAGGACAATTAGATGGAACGGCTGTTTCGAATGAACTGATGAATTCCTTCATTGTTGTACCGTCTGAACCTGTAGCTCCTGCTGTAGCCCCTGAAAAGCCTCTAGAGACGCCTGTGGAGCCTGAAGCACCTGAAAAGCCTGTAGAACCCGTAGATAAACCACTAGAGAAGCATGTTGAGCCTGAAGCTCCTGCTATAGCATCTGAAAAGCCTCTAGAGACGCCTCTAGAGACGCCTGTAGAACCTGCTGAGACGTCCGTAGATAAACCAGTGGAGAAGCATGTGGAGCCTGAAGCTCCTGTTGAGACGCCTCTAGAGACGCCTGTAGAACCTAATGAAGCAGCCGTAGATAAACCAGTAGAGAAGCATGTGGAGCCTGAAGCACCCGTAGATAAACCAGCAGAAACGCCAGCAGAAACTCCTGAATCACCTGAATCACCTGTGGAAACTCCAGCAGAAACGCCAGCAGAAACTCCTGAATCACCTGTGGAAACTCCTGTGGAAACTCCTTTAGAAACTCCTGAAGCACCAACATTAGAGACTCTTGTGGAAACGCCAGCAGTTCCAGCGGAAGTGCACGAAAAAATAAAAAAGAAGGGTAAAAAGGGAAAGAAATAAAGAGATTTAAAACAAAGAGTATTTCGAGATATAGATACGAAGACCTCTTTGTTTTGCTAACAGATGAAAATAAAGGTGTTCACAGCTCTGAACAAAGGTTTCGTCTAAGACAAGAGGCAATTGCATAGGCTTTAATGCGACCAGGGTTTTCTCTCTATCCCGGTTAGAGATAAGGGTTCGTAACTGTGTGTACTCTCCATTGTAGCGTAAGCCGTTAAAAAGAGGCGTTCGATACATCGCAAATCCATTGAACGCAGAATCGCAAGGAATCCATTCCTCACATTTTTCTAGTCGGAGTGTCACATCCTTTTTCATAAAAGCCACCACTTCTCTCGAATAAGGTGAAAACCCCCAGCAGTGATGCTTGAACGGAGGATACATCAAGGCCCAAATGTCATAGTAGTCTTTTCGATTGAAGGAAAGAGCATCCCAATCCGTGCGATCCAAATATCCTTTTATCAAGGAAAGATTCCAAGAACCACAATTCACATCGTCTGCATCTACCATAAAATGAAACGGCACAGTCAGAGTTTCTAGTTTTTCGAGACACCGGTTACGCGCATTTGAAATGCGGACCGTCCGATGAACACTGGTTTCGTCCGAAGGCAATAGATGGACCGGATAGGATGCATACCATTGATAGAGCTTCAAGAGAGTTTCAGACCCGTCCACACAATGGTCATAGGCCACAATCAAATGAAACTCATCGAACAATCCCCTTAACCTCTCTACATTATACAATACCTGAAATAGATAAGGCATACAATCTCGTACCGTCATGCAACACGCGGCCATCTCTATAGAGATAAAATTGACAAATTCTTAATTCTTAATTCTTATCTATATAGAGAAGATGGACGAGTACACAAAGTTTGTGGTGATGACCGAAGACGCCCTTGTTACCAAGAACACCGCCAAGATGAAATGGCTCGGACTTGAATCTCGCCGGCAAGCCATTCAACACGAGATGATTTATCTGGAGAGTGCGATTCAAAATTGGAGGAAACATCGCACCCCCCTTCATCGTGAACTTTGTGACGAATACGAATCTTCCATCAAATCCAACCTGAAACACATGAAGGATGTCATTGTAGAACTACGGCTCGACTCAATGGTGCAAGAACAGATAAACAGTATCACTCGAAGGACTAGCCACACGATCCTTCAAGCCTTGATGGAAGAAGAGGTCTATGCCCATTATTCTTCCGGCGAGCCTATCGAGAATTTATCCTTTCCTCAGAAAAAAACACTCCATGCAAAGTTGAAGATTGCGTTAGACGAACTGATTTAAAGATTCCTTGATTGAATAGTCAATGAATCTTTTTTTATATCTCCTCGTCACTTGTTTCGATTGTAAGCATTTTATTCCGATGCCGAAAGACTCTACTTATGAACACGCCAAGTGTGATAAGTTTTTGAAATATGCGGACATTGCTCGAAAAGACGAGACCAAATGCGGGAAACAGGGAAAGTATTTTGTATCCAAGGATAAGATAAAAGATTGAATCCTATCTATTTTATCTTGTAGGTTTAAACATGAGCCTAGAAGACCGTATTTCTTCCCTTCCTTATGCAATTCAAATACTCATCGGAGAGTTCAATGTAGAACATCGTCCCAAACTAAGATCGATCCACCAAGAATATTTAGGTCTCATTTACCCTAGCTGTCGTATTTGTTCTGCTCCATTTGACAAGCCCTTTTGTACATTGGATTACTTTATTATCAAAAATACAATTTGAATTGTCATTGGTGTGGCATAGACTGTTTTGAAAAAGATACAGACCGAGAATTAAAGCTCAAATGCTTACACGCTGTGAAAGAGTATACAGAAGAGTAACCTTCCTCATAAAATTGATTTGAATCACTCATCATTTGTATCCTTTGTAAAATGATTCCACCAAGGAAAAGTATGATACGATACTGCCACCCACCCACACCTAAAGTGGGATTGACTAGACAATCTTGCGACCATTCACGAACCCTGATGTACCTTTTGGAAGGCAAAAAAAGGCGCGACACAGTCTGTTTCCATAAGATGCTTCGAAAAATGACAACAAATATAAGCACTTATCGGTTGATTCGCGGTCTATGGCTAAAGGCTCTTCGGCCTATTTCTTGTGTCTATGTGAAGTCTTCGATTTTGGATTTACTTCAGGTGACACGAGTGAAACCATTCCCCACCTATTTCTCTAAATATAATGAAATATACATAGACTATACACAGTTGAATACTCCTTGGCGGTTTAAACAGATGATAGGTCGTCTGGTTTCGTTAGGGTTTCCTGATCGACCCATTCCGGTCATCGATTATGAGTACGAGGCCTATCTTTCTAAATTTCCAGTGTATTACCATCCAATCATTACAGACCTCTATCGGCATATGTGTCTTCGAAACATTAAAGAAAAATGGCACATTGTATGGTCTTACTTACCATTCTATCTTCGAGATGACTTTGACTTTTCCTGTTGGACCTATTATATGGGGTCAAATCGCTTGAAATTTATGTTGGATGTATCTCACCAACAAGATCAATTCTCTCCTGAGGAATATCAACTCATGTCCTCTTGGATTGAACGAATGAAATTCCCAAGCCATTAAATACTTAGCCAAAGGCGGTTCCAAGCGGAGCGGGTCCAAGTGGAACTTTTTTTGTTTTTACATTTGATTTGGTTCTTGGTTTGGGAAGGGGCTTAGTCCTCTGTCTTGTCTTTACCGGAGCGTTCGATTTAGCAGGAGAATTGGCCTTGACCGATGCATTTGGCTTAACAGAAACATTAGTTACAAGTTCGTTCGTAGACGGCTTGGTTCGTCGGGTCCGCCTGGGTGCAGCTGGCCTTTTTGGAACCTTTCTGGATACTTTTGTTACAGGTGCATTTTCAATGACATTTACATAGACATTGTTCATCCGAGCGGCGTCTCCTGTATTTTCTTTCTTGTATTCAAAATCGTCATTGTCTACGCTTATCGCATACTCTGGAATAATCTTGTCTATCAATGCATCATTGTCTGGAAAAAAGGAGACAAGGTACGCTCGAAGGTTGTCCAGTCGTTGTTCCTTTGTCTCTGTCGTAAAACGATGTGGGTCGTGACTGTGTAGTTTATACCATTTGAGAATGTAGTCTGGAATCAGCTTGGTCAGACCATTTTCGATAATACCCTTGATGTATTCATATTCAGGATTCTCTGAAACAGAGAGACACGCTCCACAACCTGCCATCAGAGAAAGCACGAACCGTTCGAGCACCCCCGTCGCACAACTAATCCCTCCAGCACCTTCATACGCATGGAGACAGTCTTTCAAAAAGGATTCTACATACACCTCTTTAAAGAGGATAGACTGTTTTTCAACATAGTCCAGAGAATAACCAATCGAGAGTATCCACTCTTTCGAATATAGATCATAATCCAGGTTGTTTAATACATTTCGAATAAGTTTTTCAAGGTCTTTGCGATGTTTCACTATCTTGATCTTTCCGTGTTTCAATTCGTGTTCCAACAGGGTTTTTCTTCCGATAAGTTCTATTGTTTTGATTTTTCGGTCTACCAATGTGGTGAGAAGGTCTTTCTTGTTCTTGTCAAAACGCATCCGTTTCATGGTTTTGTCCAAAGCATCAAACTCCAAAAGAAGGGCTTTCTGTTCTTCGAGAGCTTCTGTCCTGGAAGAGGGCTTGGACAATAGATTGTCTATTTTTTTCACATAAGTCGAAATGTGGGTCAACGATTTGGTGGTTTGAATCTTGTGTAATAAGGTAATCTTCCTACGACAGTGTTCTTCCCATCGCTGGACGCTCTTTAAGGGTAAATTTAGTTCACTCACTTCCGTCAAAATCGTTTCAAGTGAATCCTTTTCGATAGAAGATTGAAGTGTCTTTATTTCTGCGTCCAACTTTTTTTCATTCTCAGCTAAGTTCGTTTCCAAACTATCTATCAAGGCGGCCATACTGACTCGAATGTAAGAGGGATAATCTTCTATCGCATCTGGTCGAAAGGCTGTTCTGGAATGAAAAAATTCATTCAGTTTTAGAATGTCTACTTTGGCGGAGAATTTATGAACCTGATACGCGTTTACTTTCACAGGGGGTCCTACCGGTTCAGGACTAGCGTTTTCACCTGGTAAAGTAGGCTTGAACGCAGGTCTAATTCCACACTGACTAAACATTGCATCTGTCGCGGCTGTATCTAAGATGGCCCAACTCGTTAAGTCTTGGTCAAAACGCCTAGCCTCGAGAAACATTCCTTCGAAACTCTCCACGCGGTTTACATTCCAGTCTAAAGGTTGGTTAAACTTACGACATCCACAAAACATATAAAACATGTCCTGAACTCGACTCACATTCCATACCAATGGTTGGTTAAACTTACGACAATTCTTAAACATGTTTGACAGGGTGAACACTTTAGAGACATTCCAATGGGGTTCAGTTTTGCCAGTCAAGGGTGAATTAAATGAACTACATCCGTAGAACATGTCGTTCATTTTCGTAGCATTGGAGAGATCCCAATCTAAGGGTTGATTAAACGATTCACAATCCGCAAATAAATTGTTCATGTTTTCAACCTCTGCGACATCCCAATTCAAAGGCTGATTGAAGGAAGTACATCCATGGAACATGTGTGCAATGTCTTTTACATCGCTCATGTTAAACTCTACGGGTTGGTTAAACGCAGGACAAAGCATAAACATGGCCCTTGGTTCAGAAAGCATATGGGTGTCCCACTTCAAGTGCTGATTGAAGACGGTACATCCGTAGAACATGGATTTTATAGACATAACCCGTCTTACATTCCAGTGAGGAGTGTCGGTTCCTTTCAACGGACTATTGAAACTACAACAAAATTCAAACATAGAGGTCATATCGGTGACATGAGATACATCCCATTTCAAGGACTGATTGAACGAGTCGCATCCTTTGAACATATAAGTCATATTTCTTGCGCTCGATACATCCCACTCCAGAGGTTTGTTAAAATAAAAACAATTCGTAAACATATTACTCATCTGAGTGACTTGACTCATATCAAAATCCAAGGTCTCATTGAATTTGGTACATCCATAAAACATATACTCTGCATTCAAAAGGCTTTTGGTTTTCCATTTGAGAGGCTTGTTGAATACTTTACATTCCCTGAACATACCTAGCATAGAAGTGACCTTTTCCACATTCCATGTAAGAGACTGGTTGAATTTCTTACAACCTGAAAACATTCGGTTCATCGAGATTGCGTTACTTACATCCCAGGATAAAGGTTCATCAAACTCATCCTGATACATAAAGACATTGTCAAAAATGGTGACTTGACTCACATCCCATTTTCCAATTGGAATACCCTTTAATTCTTCGGGTAATTTGGATTTGTCTTTACAATAATTATACACAAGAGCAGGAATATTCTGGTTATGGATTATCATTAGAATAGCGGTAGATTAAAATTGACAAACCTTTGTTTGTTTCGAGAAGGAAACCATGTTCTCCGAAGGTATTGTCCTCCTCATGATTGCGTGCATCGGCCGGAATGTTTATTTCATCTTGTACGAGGACTGTTGTTTAGAAGAAGACCATCTAATTTAATATTGTCTTAATCTAATGAGTTCAACTAAAAATGAGAATAAGAGTCGAACTCGTAGTCGTAGTCTCAATGGAATTCAGAGTCGAAAGAATATAAAATACTCTAATCGAACACGTTCTCGAGTTTCCTCAGTCATTCGTTCGTTTATGACGAAAACAGCCGTCAAGCGAGAGGCCCATTTTTTGAATACGGTTTGTTCTGATTCAGGTGTGTGTCTTGCGTTTGGGAAAGAGAAAAAGAAACTCGAACGGTTTTTTGATTTTACTTCGTTTGCATATGCAAAACCAGTAGTGACGCGAATAGGAAAACCCAGTGTGAACGGATTTGTTCGTGAAGTCGAATACGAACGAGAGGGATATCAAGCACACGCCATCTTAAAGTCTTCCATCGAAATGAATACAGACAGCTTGACTTATGAATACCTTGTAGGAACCGTTCTGAATCGGATGAATCGTTGGTTGCCCTCTTTTGTAGAGACGTATGGACTCTTTTATTACATAAAGGACGAGGACAGAAGACAAGTGATAAAAGGACCTGCGATTTTGTCTTTATCCCAATCTACGGACGCAAAGAAACGCGCAAAAAATGTAGCAAAAGTGACTCCCTTGAACCCGGCAAGTGTATCAACGGTATGTCGAACTTCTCACAAACAATGCCTTCTGATTCAACACATGAAAGATGCGCTTACGATTGGCGATAGATTACCGGACAAGATGTTTTTTATGTACGACTTGTTGTATGTGCTTTATCCTGTGTACTTCTCGTTGAAATGCTTACGACAATCATTCACCCATTATGATCTTCACCAGGACAATGTCCTGCTCTATGAACCTATCAAAGATGGATACATCGAATATCATATCCATACAAGCGAAGGAGAAGTGGTCTTTTGTTCGAAGTATATCGCAAAAATCATCGACTATGGCTCTTCTTTCATTCAAGGTTCCATGGGGTATTACGACAAATTATGTGCGGAAAAGCTCTACTGTCACAATTGTGGAAGCGATAAGGGATTCAATCATTTGTCGAAAGACAGGACTCAGGATTCGGAATACTTCTTTATCAACAGTCTGTATAAAAACGAAAGTCATGATTTACGGCTCTTATCCGAGTGTGTGATTGAATCGCCTATCTCGTCCAGTCAGATTCCTCATGTGCAAGCCTTTATCAATGTATTGAAATCTACCACCTATGGAATTGGCATTCAAGACCCAGATGAAAAAGAACAACGCTTTGGAACCGTAGAGGATTTGTCTACCACGGATACAATCAACAATGTATCTAGTGCAGAGAAACAGTTAAGGACCTTGATACAATACAAAACCTGGCAATTTGTAAATCAACACCAGTATAAATCGCTTCGCAAAATAGGCGAGCTTCATATCTACGAAGACAAGACCCCTATGCGATACATGGAGGAACCTGTCAGGTCGTTCCACTTTTAAAATTGACCTCTATACATCTGTTTGTTTTCTGTAAAAGATGTGCGTTCTAAGGTCTTGTGTTGAAAGGGATCCGAAACATTATCCGACCAAGTTGCAGTACATCCTCGTTGGATACAGTTTCGCAATGTGTGCTCTATGGGCCCTCTTTATCTATACCTCTTGTGCTAGGCAGAGACGAATGAATGCAATCTACAAAAAGTACGAGAGTGACCTCGCCAAATTGGACGAAGAGATGGGTATAAAAGATAAGTTTCACTTTTTAATCTTGTAGAATGGGCATCTTTGGTTCGATCGTCTATTAGCTGGGTGGACTCTTCTTAGTCTCTATTTTGGTGGTTTCGGTCTACCGATTAGTCACTGTAATCAGAGAAATCTCAAGAGAGCCCACAAGAGAACCCGAAAGAGATCCTATCCGTGTAACCGCAACCTTGCACACCCGCGAAATACCGTTTGAAACCGTGGTTGTACCGATTCATTCGATTACGAAGGCAATTGCTGTGTCAAGCTCAGACTCTTGTTCAATAAAATTGAATAAGTATTAGTGTGGAATCAGTCTCCACACGATGCGAGAAGATATAGGACTCTATCTACTCTTGTTCTTCCCCTTATTTTGCGCGATGTTCATCTATGTGATGAATCGTTTATTTCGTCTACACCCTCATCCTATGATAGAGGTCGTTCATCCTACGCGTATCGTGGAGCCTACGCATACAGTGGAGCCAATCCATTCAGTAGAGCCACTCCAAGTGGCAGAGCCGTTCCAAGGTTCAATTGATAGTACGGAACCCATACAAGTCGCAGAGATTCTTGCGAATGATTAAGATGTTCTACCAGTTCAGACATTTAAATACTTTTGGATTTTTTCACGGTCTCTAGTTGCGAGATCCATGACATCCTTTCGCAACTGAAAAAGGTTTTGGGTCAAATTGTCTTCAAATGTCGCGTCATAATTGATAAGATACCTTGGTTGTCCCCCTTCGTTGGTACAGATGTGTCCTGACAGTTTGTACAAATACCCATCGTAGACCCAGTTGTACCAATCATCGCAGCCCCAATTGATTATCGTTTCTGGAAAATATTCGCCAAAGATTTCCATATGTTTCCTGGAGACAAAGGACTGCGTTAGGATGCGACCATTCAAATTGTCGGGACCCGTCAGTCCAATGTTGTCGTGTTCTAGTAAAGCGTCAATACAATATTGTACCCATCCGTTGGTCTTGAACAAAATGTCATCTCCACATTGGAAAAAGTAATCACATCCCTCGTCATAGGCGATTCGAAACAAACGATTCCACATTTTGGTCAAATAGCCAGGAGGATCGCACATTTCTACAAATCGAAACGAGACATGTTTGTAATAGTTTTCGAAAATACGAATGTAGTCCTGTTGTTCTTTCTTGGAAAAGATAGGGTCATCTGCATCATATCCAATGTAGACCACATAATCGTGTCCATAAGACAAAGTTGCCATAAAGGTTTTAATCGTGTAATGAAAAAGATAGGTGTCTCGCATGGTTTTCCATTCACGACCTTTAGAAGTACAAGGAATCAACAAGCCAATCTTCATACTATTAGAAAAGAAAATGTTTTTATATATCTATATGGCGAAAAGAAAATCACCTGCGGTGAAAGAATATGCGACGGCTGGGTTCGGAGTCGTTTTAGGAGGGTTGGCTGCAATGGCTACAATTGGCATTTTTTGCATTACCTTGTTTGGAGTGGGCTATTATTTGATCGTCACTTACAACAAACCCGGCACCAAACTTTTGAAGGAGATTCAGCCGCTTCAATATTTAGGCATCTTTCTGTGTATTTTGGCTTGCCTGCCTTTTATTCAGTATTTCTTTTTAGGATTTTTGTCGAGTGCGGGTGGAGCGGCCTTTGACAGTATGTTTGAATAAATTTTTAGAATTAGGGATGAAGTCATAAATAAAAGTACTTGTTAGTATATAGTATAGATGAGTTCTTTTGCAGATTTCAATGTCGGTTCTATTCGCCTCCATCATTTAGGGGAATCCACCCAACTTACAGGGAATCAAGTGATTACCCCAGGACTCACTGTTTCATGGTCTGAATTAGTGGGTACTATACAGGACATCGCCGATATTGCGGATGTCGTCGTCACCAAAGAAGATGATGCCAACAAGAGTATCAGTATTACAACGGATGCAGCTTCGGATGAAAAATACCCGAGTGTCAAGTCTGTAAAGACCTATGTCGATGGCCGAATCTCCGAGCAAAACCAATTCATCAATACAACCATGACGACGTTACAATCCTTTCAGGATGCCTTAACTGTTTCGAATCAAGTCGATGACACCAAGGAAGACAAAGTCAACAAAAGTACGAATGTAGAAACAGACGCGACATCTGACACAAAATATCCTAGCGTGAAGGCGGTCAAGTCGTATGTCGACAAGGTTCGTTCCTCGCTTCTCATTGTAGAAGGAGAGTCGACCCTTACAGGTGCAATCCAGTGGTCTTGTGGGGGCTGTGCGATGGAGGGTCTCTACTGTCTTTTGCTTCCCGCAAATGGAAAAATTCGGAGAATCACAGGCCTTGCTTACGGACCTCTAGGAAATCTCAATTCGATTCAGGTGAAACTAAAGACCTTTACCGTGAATGAAACTTCTCACACCGAACCTGATGTTCTGCGTACTGTTTCTTTTGTATCTCATCCCTCTTTATCTATGCTCTATGCATTAGATGTAACAGAACATAGTATGCCTTCTACCGATGGAACGAACATGCTTTTATTTGAAGAAGCGTTACCAAAAGATGTAAATTCAAACACCGTCTCTATTCCGCCGTATGTTCGGTTTCGATTAACCCTTGAATATGAAACGCATATTTAATATTTAAGAATGCGTAAGTATTTGACATTTAATTTTCTAAAAATAGATTCGAGTTTATTTGTACAATAAAGTCGAATTCTCAAATTATTTTCTTGGGTAAATATATAATGCCTGCAATTTCTGGTTACACGCCTCCTGCTTTCGATGCGACTCACTACACGAAGTCCACTCTCAACCGCGTAGATGCTGCAGAGCTTCGATTAGAGACTGTGCGAAGTGCGTTTGAATCGTTGACGCTCATTAAGGGTGACCAAGGTGAGGCATTCAAAGTTGACCTGTTTGGTACGGTGGCAGAGATTCTTGCGAAAAAAGCAACGATGACCCCAACTCCGGAAGATGTCTTCTATGCGGTGATTACGGACGATACGCCTAGCCGTGCTCTTTTTTCGGGAATTGAAACCAGCACCAAATTAGACCTCAGTCGCCACGCGATTGTCTTTAACGGCACTGTCTGGGCGGATATGGGACCTTTCACTGGTGCCAAGGGTGAGCCCGGAAACAATGCGTCTGCAACGGCAGATATCCAAGCGCTTCAAACAAATGTGATTAACCCCATCATTGCGAATGTGTCCACTCTGATTTCGGACATGACCGCGGTAGAGGTGGGAGTTAGTGCGTTAGAGGTCACTGTAAACACTGCGACCACCGGGCTCACGGACAAAGTCTCTCTCTTGCGGACGGACCTGGATTCGGCTGTGCTGACGAATGTTTCCCAAGGTCTCTCGATTGCGGCGGTCGAGGGCCGTGCCTCTACGCTGGAGACGGGTCTTGCTGCGGCAGTGGTGGTCAACGGAACCCAGACCACGACCATCACGGGTCTTCGTACCGACCTGGATTCAGCAGTCCTGACGAATGTGTCCCAGGGACTTTCTATTGCAGCGGTCGAGGGCCGTGCCTCTACACTGGAGACGGGTCTTGCTGCGGCAGTGGTGGTCAACGGAACGCAGGACACGGCCATCACGGGACTTCGTACGGACCTGGATTTGGCAGTCCTGACGAATGTGTCCCAGGGACTTTCTATTGCAGCGGTCGAGGGCCGTGCCTCTACACTGGAGACGGGTCTTGCTGCGGCAGTGGTGGTGAACGGAACCCAGACCACGACCATCACGGGTCTTCGTACGGACCTGGATTTGGCAGTCCTGACGAATGTTTCCCAAGGTCTCTCGATTGCGGCGGTCGAGGGCCGTGCCTCTACACTGGAGACGGGTCTTGCTGCGGCAGTGGTGGTGAACGGAACCCAGACCACGACCATCACGGGTCTTCGTACCGACCTGGATTCGGCTGTGCTGACGAATGTTTCCCAAGGTCTCTCGATTGCGGCGGTCGAGGGCCGTGCCTTTACGCTGGAGACGGATTTGGCCGCAGCGGTATTGGTGAACGGAACGCAGGACACTGCCATCACGGGACTTCGTACGGACCTGGATTTGGCAGTCCTGACGAATGTGTCCCAGGGACTCAGCATTGCAGCGGTCGAGGGTCGTGCCTCTACACTGGAGACGGGTCTTGCTGCGGCGGTCCTTGTCAATGGAACCCAGACCACTGCGATTACAAAGCTTGAGGAGAATTCGTCAAACTACCTTCTCGTGGAAGGTGAATCCGATGCAGGCAATCAGGTGCTTTGGGCATCTGGTGCGTCGGCTCCAATTGTCGATCGATTTGGTATTCCGGTGCCTTACAAGGCAATTCTCTACCGAAGTTCTGGAATCTCGTATGGTTCGCACGGAACTTTAACGCGCATGACGGTAGATGTAAATAACTATGGTCTCACTGGTTCTGCCACTCTTCTCAAGACGCTTGAGTTCAGTCTTGTTTCTGGAGGGTTCATGACCTTTAAGGAGGCTTCTGCTAAATCTTTAGCGAATCTGGTGGCCAATGGAGGTAATTTCCTTTCCTTCGGTAATGTGAAAGGCTACAATTCATCAGAGGAAGAGATTCCAGTCCCGGCGAACCTTCGATTCCGCATTACTCTGGAGGTGTTTAAGGACGAGCAGGTCTCTGGATTCTCTCTTGCCCTCTAAACATTTTGTGGATTCAAACAGAATAATTATAACAGAATAAAGTATGACGGATGGTTATAAATACATAGATGTGTTTTATCACCTTCAAACGCCGAGTTTCAGGGTTGAACTCATCGTCCCTGAAATAACAGGGAGAGTGGTGTTCTCTACCTTGTTTTATTCGGACCCACAACATACAGAGTATTTAGGAGAAAGTACGATTCAATCGGTAAATCTTGGCACCAATCTTTTTGAGACGGGGTCTTTACAATATGGAAACATGTCATTGTATGTGATCGGAAGAATTAAAATAGTACAAGGAAGTAGCTTGACGCTAAGTGCGATAAAGATAAACAACATAAACCATATCGAGTCAGGCTCATTGTCCGCAACTATCCCGCCGCTCTATTTCGTAGAAAGTGCCCTCATTGAGGCTGTGTTTCATTCTGTAAAACTGGGTCTTATTTTAGACCCTGCCTTTAAAATCGAGTTGCAAGTTCAGTTTATGGAGAGGCCTTCTGTAATGGAATATCTCTATTATACAGATGATACCTATACTCAGTTGTCCTCTACACAAACCGTAGAGCTTGCTCAAGGAACAAACATTCTTCAAGTACAACAAACCAATAAATATGTGATGTTTCAAATCAAAATGAATCATGGAAGTCATCTCGTCCTCTCTTCTTTCAAGTTACAACAGGTCGAACAACCCAGACTTCTCTTTACAACACCTGAATACATAGCGGATGTATCGATCGTCAGTGAGACCTGCTTCCCTGCGAACACGCTTGTCACCACAGATCAAGGGGTCATGGCAATTCAAAAAGTCAAACCTCATTACCATACCATCCAAGGCAAAAGCGTGATTGCTTTAACCTCCACCTATAGCTCAGACAAAGAGTTGGTCCTTGTCCGCAAGGATGCCATTCGTAGACATTATCCAAGTCGGGATACGCTGATGAGCAAGAAACACAAAATCTATATGAAGGGTAAACTCAAGGCGGCATATCGTCTCGCAGAGAATTACAAAGGTGTCTCACTCGTCCCTTATCGAGGACAGATGTTGTTTAATCTCTTGTTAGAAGACTATGGACTCATGAATATACAAGGCATGTTGTGCGAGACACTCCATCCGATCAATCCGATGGCCACACTCTTCCGAAATATGTATAAGCAGGATGCTTTCTTACTTCAATAAACTCAATCAAATCATTTAGAATAAAATATAAGTACACTTATATGGACGATGATGTAGAAGTCTACGAGAACTGTTTTTGTTATACACGAAAAGTCAAGGAGTATTCCGAACCTATTTCGTATATACACAAGGTAGATGACAAGACCTTACAAACGACACAACCCATCTTAAAAACTTGGGTTGTCGTGAAAACGCCTCAAGATACAAAAGTAGGGAATAAAATCAAACTAGCAAAAGCGGACGAAGAACCGTTTGGTTTGATTTTATTTTCAAGCAATCGATTTAAACGATTTCTATCCATCGATTGAGACATCTATTACGCGACCTATGTAGAGCTCATTGATTTACGCACTCAAATAATATAACGCTTATGTATATGATTCCATCCAAATACTTATTAGGGATTGCGATTCTTCTCTTCATCTTTCTTTCCTTTTACACCGTAGAATCTTTTATCCAATCCAGTGTGACTCGAACCATTGAACTCGAAGATAGTGCACCTATCATACGCATTGAAATTGTGTATATGGGTCCGCCCAAAAAGGAAACCTTTCTCCATTTAGCAGATATAGAAATCATTGATATATTTGGCAAAGTCATTCAATATTGGAAACCTCCAAACAGTGTCCATTTCGAAAAGGGGGATACAGGATTTCAAGGAAAGACTGGCCCTATCGAAAAGTTATACGATGGTGACATCAATACCTTTGCACATGCATCAGTAGCTCCGGATAAACTGACGATTCTATTGAAGCCCTACGGCGAAAATATCAAGACCATCCAAATTACCAACCGAAAAGATTGTTGTGAGTCCAGAATTAAACCCTATGAAATGCATTTATTCAGTAATCATCAAAGATCAGGGAGGATTCCTTTGGTCGAATTGGGTGAAAAGGGAAAATCCATTACGTATGTTTTGGTACAACCCTCGATTGCTACAAAATCGCCTTCCCAAGAAGAGAAAGAACGAGTCGACTTTAATAAAAAATGGGATGAGATGGTAGCAACTCTACCTAACGAACCGGTGGTCCAGGCACGTCCCCATATCCAAGAAAACCGTGCGAATGCTGCGCTGCTCTATGATTCAAGAAGCTCTGGTGGTGTTCCTCCCGGGCTCCCCCCTGGAGCTAGTCCTGTTCCTGGAACAAATCCATCCCCTAGTGGATACAACCCCTATGGAAGTTATACTGGAGCCACTACTGGGGCGAATGCTGGTGCAAATGCTGGCGCAAGTGGGGCTCCAGACACCATAACAGGTGCATCAAGTTATAATTCTTATGGGACTAATACCGGAACTACCAATCCAAAAGACTGTAAACGATATGGACCCAGTTATAGTACGCCCGAAAGCAGGAATAGTTACGGAACGGATACAATACCGGGAGGTCCAGATGGAACGCATCGAGTTAGAGTGAATCAAGACAGCGAGACTTGTGAGTAATTCATATTGTCTAAAATATTACACTAGTGTATGAGAGAAAAAACTCTACTTTCATTAACGGTCGTTCTTTTGTTCTTGTCCTGTTTTATATATACCGTAGAAGGGTTTGTGATTGCGGATACTCACGACAGTGTGATCGTGGTCAAAGAAGTTGGACCGATTGATGGCGTACACATCCGATATGATTTGGAGAGAGAAGACATCGACCGAATTGGAGACCAAAACACCAGTATGATTAATCTAAGCGAACTGGTCATCTATGATAAAAATAACAAAAGAATTCCCTATTGGAATCACCAGGTTTATTTTGAAGGGGGTGACTGGAGCGGTCTTCCTGTCCACGGACTATGGAATAACGATCACGGAAGTATGGGACATTCTCTAAACCCGCGAGCAAATTTGATTGTGAATTTCAATACCCCGCAAGAGGTGGGGTCTGTACAGATAACCAATCGCTTGGATTGTTGTGAAGATAGAATACAAAATTACAACCTTGTGATCTATAAAAAAGGAAAGGTCATCGGTTCTACCAAACTGCTTCAGCTTGGTGTTCGAGGCAGGACTATCAACTATGTTCTGTTGTATGCGGTGGTGGTAGGCCCCCAAGGTATACAGGGACCCCAAGGACCACAGGGACTCCAAGGGGATATAGGTGAACAGGGACTACAAGGAATTACAGGAGATACTGGGGAGAAAGGTGTTCAGGGACCCAAAGGTTTCCTCGGACTACAGGGCCCCCTTGGTCCCCTTGGCCCCCAAGGTAATCCTGGACCTACGGGTCCGAAAGGCATCAAGGGCATTCAAGGCATTCAAGGCATCCAAGGAAGGAATGGTCCCATTGGTGAATCGGGTGTTCTTGGAATTGAGGGTATGCCTGGTAAGTGTGCGACAGGTCAGACCGTGGCTCAAAATATCTAGTCAATATCTAAATATCATATTATCATAATATTTAGATAGTATATGTATATGCGGGACAAGAATGGTGTTTTATTCTTGGCTATTTTACTTTTATTTCTATCCTTTTTCTTTTTACAAGTGGAATCGTTTGTAAATTATGATTCTCAAGACAGTCATATTGTCCTTACAGATTATGGTCCGGTGGATAGTGTCCAGATACGATACGACTGGGAAAGAGACCACAAAGATCGAAGTGGAGACCAGAATCATACCCCCATCAATATCACCGAAATTGTGATCTATGACAAAAACAAAAGACGAATCCCTTATTGGGACCATCGAGTGTGGATACCTAGTACTTGTGAGTGGTGGTATTTTTCTTGGTGGTCTTGGAGATGGATACGAAATACTTACAAATGTACAAAAAGTGTAACCAATACTTATTTTGACAATGGTGAACTAGATGGTTATCCAGTAACAAATTTATGGGATGACAATATGAATAGTATGGGACACTCTTCACAAACCCGCGCAAATTTGCTTATCAATTTCAATTCACCTCAAGAGGTGGGGTCTGTGCAGATTACCAATCGTTTGGATTGTTGTACAGATAGAATTCAAAACTACAATCTGGTTCTATACAAAAAGGGAAAAGTCATTGGGAATAAGCCTCTGAACCAGCTGGGAGGAGCCCGTAGAACCGTGAATTATATATTAGTAGAACCCTCTATTACGGGTGAAACTGGTCCTCAAGGGCCCGCTGGACCAAGAGGTGTCAAAGGAGACAGGGGTACAGTTGGACCTACCGGAGAAAAGGGACTCAAAGGTAATATTGGACTGGTGGGTCCTCAAGGAGAACAGGGGGATACAGGACCCCAGGGGCTTCAAGGAGACAAAGGCCCTCCCAACACGATAATCGGAGTACAAGGACCTGAAGGATTGCAAGGACCACAGGGACTACAGGGATTACAGGGCATCCGTGGAATCAAAGGAGAAGGTGGTGCGCTCGGTTTAGAAGGGATCGCGGGTGGAACCTGTGCTGTGTAAAATCTTTCGTTAATGTATGCGAAACAATCTGCTTTTCATTGTTGTTCTTCTTTTATTTCTTTCTTTTTTCTTTTACTCGGTTGAATCGTTTGTAAATGCAAACACCCAAGACAGTATGATTATGATGAGTGAATCTGGACCGATTGACGGTGTACACATACGATATGACCAGTCATCGGATGATAGAGACAGGATTGGCCCCCAAAACGATAATATGATTAATATCAATGACCTATCGATCTTCGACAAGAACAACAAACGAATACCTTATTGGAATCACCGTGTCTATTTTGAGGGGGGTGAATGGCCTGGGCATCATCTTCATTATTTATGGGACAACAATATGTACACCACGGCTGCTTCTCGATGGCCTCGTGCGAATTTGGTGGTGACTTTCAATTCTCCTCAAGAGGTGAGTTCCGTCCAGATTACCAATCGGCATGATGGGTATGAAACTAGAATTCAAAACTACAATCTTGTTTTGTACAAACAGGGCAGAGCGATAGGGATCAAAAGTCTGAACCAGCTTTCACAGAGACTTAAAACCGTCAACTATCTTGTCATCTCAAAGGCAACTCGTGGACCAGAGGGAATACCTGGTCCGGAAGGGATAAAAGGAATTACAGGACTTAGAGGTATACTTGGACTCCGAGGCCAACAAGGAAACATAGGAGAGACAGGTATAGTAGGTCCAAAAGGCGACATCGGTCCCCAGGGTATCAAAGGCGACATCGGAATCCTTGGTGAAGTAGGTGCGGATGGACCCCAAGGCGATACAGGCGACATAGGAATTACGGGAATCCAGGGTATACCTGGTATAATAGGCGAAGTGGGTGAAATTGGACAAGATGGTATAGCCGGAACAAAATGCCACAAAAATAATCTATAGCCTATATATGTATCTTTTTATTGCGATAGTATTCTTTTTTCTTTTGTTCTTTTTCCACGGTAAAGAGGGATACGGTATAAATGCAGATAAAGATGTAATTGTGAAATTAAATTCTAGTAGTGTTGTTACCCAAATAAGAATTAATCCGAATGTTCCTGCAGGAACGGACGATTCGTGGATAAATTTACTCGATATTGACATACGAGATACAAAAAACGTCCGCATCGACTATGGAAAAAATAAAAACAATGTATATTTTCAAGGAGGTAGTAATTGGCCTGGATATCCGGTAGAAGAGCTTTGGAATGATGAGTATGGTCGTCCAATGAATGGAAGAAGTATGGGTCATGCTCGTCCGGAAAGGCCAGCAGATGCACTGATCATCAATTTAGGAGGCGGGTTTGATGTGAGATCCGTACAGATTACAAATCGGTGGGATTGTTGTTGGCACAGAATTGCCAAATATCGGTTGACTATCTACAATAACGATACAGTATTGGGAGAAGTTTCACTACAAGAATTGGCATTCCAAGGTAGAACCGTTCGATACTTATTAGACCGTCCAGATTTTATTAATCGGACTTGGAATTGGAGGTTGGCACAGTGGGAATAAGTAGAGTGATACAAATATTCTTAGTGTATTCTTAAATATCCTAGGATTGTATGAATTGTTGCTATTCTGGATTGCGGATTCATGTAGATATTACCGAACTCAATATACCCGACGATGAAAATCTTATCCGAGAGAGAAACGACATGATAGAAGAAGATGATCGTATGTTTTTTATCCGACGATTCGAACGAAGGGCAAAAGAGTCCAGACGCAGATCTCAAGAAGATTTGCGCAGGAGTCATGAAGCGAATCTAAGGCGGGAAGAAATCTCCAGAATACATCGAGAGACCATAGAATATAATCGGTATTGTCTCCATCAAGACACTACCTCGATATATTACAGTCATCCTTTGGCCATAGACCACCAGCTAGATCGTCGTATCGTAGAAGAAGCCCGTTGGAAAGAAGAAAATGCACTGATTGAAAAGGAAGACAAGGTGCGCAAAATAGAAGACCAACTTCGAAAAAAAGAAGATACGATAACACGAACCCGACGAATTCTGATGAAACCAAAACGGAGTGTCTCCAAACGATATACCCTGCAAGAATTGACGAACTTGATGAAACGAGTTGAAAAGTTTAAAAGGTCCGTGGATTGAGTTTAAATCCTATGTAATAGGCCTCCAGATAGTCTCCATACATAGGTTTGCCTTTTTAAAGGAAAAGGGGTCACCTTCCTCTTTTTCCTTGGAAAACAATACGCTTTTGGGGGTATTGTTTTACGCGAATAGATCTGTACCATAGGCTCGATGTAGAGGGAATCTATCGAAAAAGGTCCTTCGTACTTACGGTGAAAGTATTTGTAGGTTCGTTTCGGCGATTTCCATAAAAGAAGATTCCGAAGGGTGTCTTTGTGTATTTTCTTTCTGGTTTTCATAGAATAACCTTCTGTTATTTATTCTACAAAAAGACAATGCATTTGGTCATTGGTAAATATATTTCAGATATATATGAAACTTCTTCTTGTGGCCATTTTTCTTCTGTTTTTATCCCTGATCTTTACAGGAAAAGAAGGGTTTATCTCGAGTCCCGAATTGATTGAGAGTATTCTCTTGACGAAAAATTTACCCGTTACCAAGATACAGTTGGAATATGCAGGGGCAAGAATGACGACGAAAGAAGACTCCTGGATCAATATAAACGACTTAACGATCTATGATATGAAAGGTAAACAAGTGGAATACTGGAAAGATGGTAATCGTGTGGATTTTTTGAGAGGAAATCGAGGGTACCAGAATTCGTGGGGTCCGATTGAACATTTATGGGACAACAAATCTGATACCACTGCGCATTCATTTGTAGCTCCGGATACACTTCGTGTCCAGTTAGGGATTGGCATATTAGGTATTGAATTGGATTCCATCCTTCTGACCAATCGAAAAGACTGCTGTGAAAAACGAATTCAAAATTACGATCTTGTCCTTTACAACACGGATGAAGTGATAGGGTCCGTTTCTTTGATTCGTTTGGGTGAACTTGGGAAAACGGTCAAGTACAAACTTTTGAGGCCACTCAAAGGAGACAGGGGCGAACGAGGTGACCGAGGTGATTTTGGACCGAAGGGTAATCCAGGTTACATGGGAAAGACCGGTCCTCAGGGTGCAAAAGGCGAACCAGGTCCTCGCGGGAAAGACGGTTTGCCTGGGCCTATTGGAGACACCAACTCGGTACATAGTGTAGTTCCCGCAACGAATGTCTTTCAAAATTCAAGTAATTCCGAGAAACCCTAGACCCTAGACCCTATAACTTAAAATTTGGTCTTCTTCACATTGATCTTTTGTTTGATATTCTTCTTAGAATCGAATGCAGGCTCTTCCTCTTCTTCATTCGACTTCATCTTCCACAGTTCTGGCGCACACATCTTGAAGGGAGGAGTTGGCAGCGCTTTATACCAGGCAACTTGTGAACTGAGTTCGTTACTAGAACTATTGTTACAGATGACGAGACATTCAAAATTCTCCGTACATTGATCCATGACTTGACAAAAGGATTCAAAGGTCGGGAACATCCCCGCATAATTCTCGTATATGCGCTTTCGGTTCGCAATGTAAGGTTCTCTCAAAATAAAGACATAATCCACATTGGTACGAAGCTGTGGAGGAATACCTAGAGGATATTGCATGGTGATAATCAACATGATTTTCCAGTGACGACCGTTCATAAAAATCATACGCATCAGTTCGTTTCTAGACCACGAACTATCGTACAAACAATCATCTAGAATGACAAAAGTACGCGGGTCGATGGTACACTTTTTATACACATCCAGTTGATGTTTCACTTGTTTCATGACTTGTTTTTGTCTCAACAAGATATTCTGAATGATGTTGGTTTCGAATTTTCCATGAATGAGTACGGGAGGGATGTGGTCCGAATAGAAATGATTTGCACTTTCTGTACCGGAGATGACCGTTCCGATGGGAATGTCTCGCTGATGATACAAAAGGTCACGCACCAAATAACTTTTACCCGTATCACGGCGACCAATCAGTACTATCACGGGTCCTTTGTTCTCATCTTTATTAAAGACAATTCGCTTCATGTCGAATTTTTTCAGCTCTAAGGTCATTAACATAGAAGGAGAGAACATCCCTTCTATTTTGACGAATCTTCCGAATGAGACGAATGAGTTGAATGAGTTGAATGAGTTAAATTATCACGAAAAAAAGTATATTGAAAATGAAATGAACGACTTTGTAGAGAAAACGGTCTATAGCCCTATCTATTCTTATTTAGGCATCCGTCCCCAATTTTCTTTACAAGACTATGTAGAGAAGAAAACCTACAACGAATATGTGTTCAAGGATCCATCCGGGAATCTTCAACCTTGTTTTAAGAAGTTCATCACCTTGGTGGATTATGTCAAGTATTTGATAGGAAAATACAAGGGAGATGATTTATCGATCCTTCCTGCAGAGGCCAAAGAGGAAACCAAAGTAGAGACGAGTGACTTGACGAAGAGTATGTTGGCTCCAGAGACGAAGAGTCTCTTTCGGGAAGCCATTCAGTCGTGTCACAACTATGCTTATGTAGACAGTTTCTTTTACTATGTTACTGACCTTTTGCACAAGAAAGGGTTTGTACACGGAATTCAGGTCTATGACAGTTACATTTGTATCCAGAAGGAGGTCGAAATTAATGTGGCGGATGATTTTGAATACATTTGTGATTCCAATTACTTCAATGACAAACTCAACACGCTCTTTCATTTCAAAGATGAAACGGTTTTTTCCAAAAAGACCCAGTCTCCGATTCATATCTCAGATGAAGATGTTCAGATTGATATGGAAGAGTTGTCGGGGTCAGAGGAAGAGGTCGCCCCTTCTGAAATAAGCGAGGTCGAGAGTGAACCCACGGTTGAGGCGACCGAGTCGGCGGATGAGTATGACAATGATTCTGAAATTAGTCATACAGATGAAGAGTGTGAGGAAGAGACTCAGTCCATGGAATCGATGGAAGATCCGATTGATTTAATCCTTGTCCTAAAAGACATGCCTACACAAGTGGTCACGCTTGAGAAGTGTGAAAATACATTGGATTCCTTGCTAGAGAAAAATGAACTTCGTGTAGAAGAGCTGGAGAGTGCCATGTTTCAGGTCATTGTCATGCTTTACACTTATCAGGCGTTGTTTGATTTCACGCACAATGATTTACACACCAACAACATCATGTACATTCCGACCGATCAAGAGTTCCTCCACTATCAAATCAAAGGCAAGTTTTATAAAATCCCTACCTTCGGAAAGATTTACAAAATCATTGACTTTGGACGAGCCATTTACACAGTGAATGAGAAAGTGATTTGTAGCGATAGTTTCTCCGAGCACGGTATGGCCTATACGCAATACAACTTTGAGCCGTTTTACAACTCACAGAAGCCTCGTCTCCTCCCTAACAAAAGCTTTGATTTGTGTCGCCTGGGATGTTCGATCATTGATTTTATCATTGACGATTTGAATGACCTGGAGAAGTTTAAAAAGGTTCCCATCTACGATTTGGTGATCTCTTGGATTTATGACGATTCCGGTGTTAATGTGCTTTACAAGAAGAATGGAGAGGACCGATATCCAGACTTTAAATTGTACAAGATGATTGCTCGAATTGTCCATAATCACACTCCGGATAGACAATTAGACCACGCATGTTTTGAAAAATATGTGACGACCCATTTAGAGTCTTTTATGAATATCGATGATTTGATCAGCGCTAAAATGCAGGTTCAATAAACCCAAGAAACCATAACTCAGCACGGAACCCATCAACAAACTCAGCACGGAACCCATCAACAAACTCAGGGCGGAGCCCCAGCGGCGCATGGGGCCAAGACCCCATATTAAAACCCGGGTTCATTCACAAACACTTTGGCCTTTTCACTCAAGCTTTCGAAATTGGTTTTCTTCACCACCAACACACCTCCTACCAAGGCAGTCACCAAAAAACTATCCCGGAAGTCTTTTTGTCCCGTTTCCTGTTTTTGAAACTTGTTCAAAATGACTTTGCAAATAAAGTAAAGAAAGCCTACAATCAACGCTACATACGCTTCTTCCATGTTTAGAATAATTCCTGAAAAAAAAGAACTATTCTAAACTCATTCACCTTGCATTTCTGAAATACGATTCGTCACAATCGTGTTCCATTTGTCATAACACGCTTCGCGCGTTAAATGGATTGTACTAAATTGAAAAGCATTTTCAGCAATTCGGTTTGATTCGGCTTCGTGGTCTACACACCATTTCGTTTTCTCAACTAAATCCGATAAATCTCTTTTCACAGGGATATAGTGTTCCCATTCTTTTAAATGTTCAAAGAAAAACTCTTTGTGGGGTCTGTCTACAAGGAGTAGAGGTCTACGCGACCAAAGTAAATATTTCAGTCTTCCGGAATAACCATTTCCTTCAATATCAATCAACATAGAATAAGATTTCACCAATTCAGGGAGAGACAAAAATTTGGTACTGTTCAAAACGATAGTAGGCGAATTCATCCACTTCATATCAAAGACATCAAACAAGTCCTTGTGAAGATTTGCGAGGTCGAGTAAATCTTTTCTTCTAGGGTGGGTATGGATATTTCCTATCCACCCTACTTTATTGATTTTGTAAGAATCTAAACCAGCGTGTTGTATTTCTTTCACAACTTCTTCATAATCGTCTATGCCAACCTGTGGCCAAGCGTGAAAATTAAAATCGGGTACTAGACGATGGTAGGACGCTTGTTTGCTAAAAGTATATTCCTGGTCGTTGCATTCGTAGTCTCCCGTCCGTATGACAATGTCGTCGAAATCTTTCCAGTTATATTTTTGATTTGCCTTTTGAATACACCACATCGTGGAAGGATTACGGGTTTCGAAACCACCTAAATTATTAAAGATTAATACGGAATCCTTTTTTTTCACGATAAATGTCATTTAATATAAACAACAGATTATCTATAATTCTACAATCCCCAAATCGATGTCACATGGTGCAGCCTTTTCCAAATCCTCAAAAGAAAGAATGTTCAGCGGCACATCCTCTCCAATCTGCAAAGAATCCTCGTCGACGGGGATTTCAAAGGTTTCATTCCGGTCGTTGAAGGAGATGTTCTGTCTGGGTTCAGGTTCAAACTGAGCGACTGGAACCACGGGTCTTGGCTCGACCGGCTTTAGCTCGGCTTGAACCACTGGAACGACCTGTTTCACTTCGACCTGTTTGGTTTCAAATGGTTTTGTCTCCACAGGGCATACATCCGGCTTAGGTTCAGGTTTGGGCTCCGGCTTAGGTTCGCGTTTGACTTCGTATTCGGTAGATTCGTCAATGTATTGCCGAAGAAGGGTTTCCACAGGAATGCTGTCGCGAATCGTGTTCATGATGCAAATCTGGACAATCACTTCAAACTCACGGTTCCGTTTCTGAATCTCCAAGCTAGGAATGTCGATCTCAAACAGATAGATGTTGGAATACAGTTTTCGAGCCACATTGATGTAGACCTTGTGAAGAAAGGCACCAAAGTCAGGAATGTCAATGGTGATTTTCTTAGACTCATTGCCGACTCGAACACAGCTCAAAATTTTCAACTGAATAATATGAACACAAGTCATCAAATCCTCTAAATAGGAACAATTGCACAGCGCCATAATGCGTTCTTTCTCAATCCGAACCATGTCGTTGTTCCATTTCGGAATTCGAGACAACAGGTTCTGGAATGTCATCAAATACTTCTCGAGCTCATCGCTTTTTTCACACAACTGTACGGATTCGTTAAAGATGGACCGAAATCCATCGATGACATGCGGGGTTAAGTAATTGATGAGAAGAATCGACCATTCATTCTTCGAATCGGTCAAAACATTTGAGGTGTAATCTTCCATATAGTATTTTGCCGTAAAGAATAAAGGGCGTTACAACGCAATCCAGAAAGATTATCCTAAAAAGGATTGAAGCAGATAGTGAAGTATCCATACCTCGTTTTTGAGCTCTTTACACACCGATTCGTATTTAAATTTCACGAGACAGTACTTGTCCGAGTCCTTGAAATAGTCCAGCAGCATATCGCCATAGACTCCTTGACTATACAGTTTTGTAGCCACCTGACAGAGGTCCGGTTCTTTCAACCATTTTTTTAAGCTGGATGGAAAGACGGTTGGGTCTTTGACGATGGGGGTCTTGTGTACATACAGATGCACAAATCTTGAACAAATCGGATTCAACAATCGATCTCGGTTAGAAGTCACGATAAAAAAACGAGTCGTTTTACTGTAGACTTCGATACATCTTCGCAACGAATATTGTGCATCGATGGTCAAGTTTTCGGCATCATAGAGCACAATACTCTTGAAATAGACGTGTGAACCTATTTGCTGTTTTGCAAACTCTTTGATCACATCTCTTATCATTTTGATGCCATTGGAAGTCGCACATTCAATTTTCATGCAATATTGTTTGTACTCTTCCGGTGTATAAATTTGCCGAAGAAACTGATTTAGAAGTGATCTTTTTCCCGCGTGAGGTTCTCCGTAGAATAACAAATGGGGAATTGTTTTGGTTTCTTTTAGTGTAAGTATGAGTTTGTTTAAATCCTCCATACTTTTTCTTTCACGCTTTGTTTAGGTTCTTTTTTTATATTTTGTATATAATGAAAACCAAGCCTATTAAATTGACCAGACAAGCAGTGCATGTACCCATGATCAAGGATGCTTTGTCGGCTTGTTATGAGAACATTTCTTTTTCTACCTTTCCTTACATCAAATACAAGGTAAAGTCTTCTGCAAAAACGCTCGAAAAATACAACTCGGGCAACTGTATTGCGCTTTGTACTTTTTTGAAACGATTTTTAAAAGCCAACTACGGCATCAAGTCCTATATCGTACCTGCATCCGTGCCCTCTATTTTTCGTGTGGATGGAACACCCGACCTTTGTCATGTGGCTCTCTTGGTTCCAATCACGACTACGACCTATTATTCCATAGACCCCGCGTTCTATTTCTTGGAACCGATACACGCCAAGGACTTTGAGGTGCGATCCATCGACAGTATGGATATTCACAACAAGAAACACGAACAAATCTATTACAAACGAGAGCAAGACCGAATCCGATGTTATTTCAAACCAGACGATCCCTGGTTCTACTACGAATACGAAGTGTTGGACCCAGATGAATCGATCGGGTGTCATTTCATTCGCCATAAACCGGAACCCTTTCTTTGTAAGACCATGCTATTGCCAAACGGAGACATCTACAAGAAGTACCATCTGAAAGAAGCCAATCAGATACTGACGATTATCAAAGACCATGTTGAGATTTTCCAAGGCCCCAATACCCAAATTCCTGAGAGTTTAAAAAGAGAATTACAGATTTATTTATACAAGTATTTTAAGTAAGATGTTACGGCTGGATTATATCCTTTCAAATTGGATACTTCTGTGGTATGTGCTCTATGTATTCGGTCTGATAGAGTACAATCCTAAACTTGCCCTGATTTTAGGTATACTCTTTAATGTCGCAACCCTCTCTCTTATGGCGTATTATCAGGCATCTATTCAGACCATGCTTTATTTAGCCTTTTTTGTCTCCTGGATGAAAGTCATTCCCTTGTGGACCATACGAAATAGCCCCATTCGGGAAAAGGATGTGTATGCAACCCTTCTCTTGGTATTCGTCTATCTGGGGTGGTTACTGTTAGAAGGAAAAACGATGGAAGTCTATCACGCCCTGGAGGGATTACTCCACAACAAGCTGGATTCGCCTGGCATCTCGATGCTTCAGAAGATGTTTGGCTAAGCATTTGAATGCAAGATAAGTATTTGCAAAGAAAGATTTTATACCGATAATGTATGCTACAGAACATAAGGCCAGATTATCTTTTTAGTTACTGGGTGTTTGCGTGGTATGTCCTTTATATGACCGGTATTCTGACACCTAATCCAAAGTTTGCAATCCTTGTCGCCCTTCTGGAGAATGTACTGGTTCTCGTTTCGATGGTGTATTTACGGATGAACCCCAAGAAAATCTATTATTTTTTTATCATGATTCTTTTAGTGAAGGGTATTCCTTTGTGGACCCTGAGAAATAGTACGATTACGAAGAGAGATGTGTCTGCAACCTTTGGTCTCTTGTTGATGTATGTGGGATGGATTATTTGGGACGAGAAGGTCAATGCGGCTTTTAAAGCATACATGCAAATGTTAGACCCAACGATTCAAACGCCGGGTATGCTTCTTCTTGCGAGAGTATTTGGATAGTTTCTTTTTCTTTTTCCGTTTGGATTTTGTTTTGGATTTTCGTCGGGACCCGCCAGTTCTAGATCTAGGTTTCTTTTTCTCGGAACCTTCATTCGGTTGATTATTTTCACTATTCTCCGGTGGGGGGTCGTAGGGTTCCGTATCATCTTCTGCTACACAATCTGTTTCACAATCAGTGTTGCATTCATCCATAATATGAAAATCATCTGGAAACTTAGAAGTATTTATCAAATCTAAAAATGGATAATCATCTAGTAAACGATCTTCATAAGTATATCTTTTTCGTTTATCAAGGTTTGTTGTGTCATAAACATCTCGTGCTTTAATCTCTTGAACTTGACTATTGTAACGATAGTCTATACAAACTCCGGCATCAATACATTCTTGTGTAGTTAGATAGGGTTGCGTTGGACCAATACAACCTACGAATATCAACTTAACTTGTTTATGCTTATTTTCGTCTCGTCTCATTAACCAAACATACAATTGGTCCAGCGTGAAACTTTGACACGCATTAAATGAATATATGCGTGTCGGATGTATAACATTTGGGTATTGTCTACATTCGTATAATCCAGCATACCGAATCGTATCTTTACACGCGCTCACTTTTACATTGGTAGTCAATTTGTTATTTAACCCGTTTTTGCAAATATCCGAAAGCAGCGGTAATACATGATTTCCAAATGGCTTGTACAATTTGGTGAGTAATTTTTGACCCGATTTAACTACACTATGAATATTCATGTCTGTTATATCCCCATCAGCGATTATGCCGTGCGCCAATAAAATATAAGTCTTTTCCATACTATATCATCGTGATATTATTTTACAGTAGTCGTGGTGAGAAAAGCCAAGGCGATAAAGACAAATGCTATACATTCTCTCCACCACACAATCGGTTGTTTCAAAAAGAAATAAGTCAAGATCCACACATTAGCATAGTCCTTTGTACTCCATAAAAGGTTGAATCAATAGGATATGGACGATGAAATAGAGCAGAAAGAGATTAATCACCCAGCACCACATCGACCCAAAAGTACCGTCTTTGAAATAAAAGAAAAAGGATACGATCATGGTGACTAACCCGAAAAGAGTAAGGACTGGATTCTGAATGAGAAGCAACGCGGCCAGATAAAATGCCAAATAAATCAGTTGCATGGCGCCTTCTAGACCCGTCGTCTTTATCCAGTCCCATTTCAAATGGCCATTGTAGACGGAGGTATGAAACATGAATGGACTCAAGAATACCTTGTATAGTCGAAACAGGACTACAGATAGAACATAAAGTCCTAGTATCGTATATCGAATCAGAGACGATTCTATCATCCACATCAGGATAAAGGGCTGAATCATCACATTCGCCGAAATAAGCTTCGACAACAAAGTATTGACACGATTATTGTTTAAGTTTTTCCATACGAAATATTCGATAAGTTGCATCGAGACCACGAATCCGAAGAAGAGATAGACCAGCGGATGGTCAAAGGAGGGTGTTTTGTATTTGGTATAAGTATTCGTCAGGTAGATGAACGACAAGGCAAAACAGGAAAAGAGGAAAGTATTGATGGAAATGTCGGCGTTCCAGCACATGGTATACGCAGAGATTTAAATACTTATCAGTTCTTCGAGGCTTACGGAGTCGAACCAACGGTGATTGCTAATAGCCCGTGATAGATTGAGCATAGGGATTTGACTTAAAGGCCTTCAGCAAGTCCGAGCTGTTGTAAGACTCCTGGATATTCTCGTAAGCAGTGACATTCTTAGTTTGTTCTCCCATAAACTGAACCTGAGGTACTCCGCCCCTGGTGCCAATGTTCTGGTAAGTGTGATGTTGTTCACGGTCCACGGTCTTGAAGTTACGATCGGTTTGAAACTCTTTCGCATTTCCATTCGGGATACGATTCTCGTAAGGCTTCTGAACATTTCGCTGGTTGTATTCGGCTCCATACGAACGGAATTTGTCGGTTCCGTTGGCTTGTCCGTATATCTCGGTGCTGGTACTTGGGCGTTGGGTGGCAGGAAGATAAGGATTCGCCACCTGATACCCGGTGCCTTGCTGGCGCTCAAACGAAAGGTGGTTGAAGCCAATCTTTTCCGTATTCATTTCGCGATTCGTCACAGGCATATGTTCCTTTGGATTAAAGATGATCGACCTTGCAGGACCCTTCAGGTTGGTCATGGGTGCATCCGTATCCTTTTTCTTGGTGTGTTTCAGCGTTTTGACGAGTGGGTTCACGACATTCGCCAAAAAAGCTCCTTGAATCGCACCAAAATAGTCAGTGTCGTTCTCACGGTTGTTGTCGTACGATTTGTATCCGCCTTTCCCGTAATTCTCTCCGTGGACAGGATTGAAAGTCGAATTGGCCACATTCAACATCGTATCCGGCTTGAGCTGCTGTCTTCGAACGTGACCCGCTTCGCCCTTGCTTGTATACCCAATGTCGTCTACACCACGCACACCGTAATATTCAACATTGGTGGTATCGCGTTGTTCATCCGTCAACATTTGATTGGGTGCGATGCGAGGTTTCTCGGCACCTCCTGGAGTCCCCATCATTTGCATCGAATTGTTCACATGATATGTGTCGGGACCTTTCTTGACAAACTTGCCCATTCGGTCTTGAGGCTTCATCTCAATCGAAATGGCCTTAGGGTCATAGGCGGGTGCTTGATAATCCAGGGCATAATTGGCTTTCGGATTGTTGGCAGCACGCATTTCATCCACACTCTTGGGCATCGATTTGTCTCGGTCCGCCATCGCCCAGTTGAACCCCACTTCTCCTTTGTTGTCGCGAACTTGTTCCCACGGCGTGGTATTTGCCTTGCGCCAAGATTCATTGACTCGACTTTGGTAAAAATCACTTTGATTCTGATTCCCGTATACATTCTGGGCACTGGATTCAGGTTTAAACATAGGACTGATTTCTTTCTTTTCAATCGACAAAGTCCCTAATCCGCTGTAGTTGTCCAAGGTAGAAGTGCTGTATACTTTGTCAGGTAGGGTTCCATAACTTTTCGAACCATAAAACACGGTCATGTTGTTGTGGCTCACTTCTTTGTTGGGTTTAGAATCCCCTGTCAAGGATTTGAATTTGGCTTCGGATTCGTTGTTAAACAGGGGGTCTGTCTTGGTGGCATCCTTAAAAAAATACTTGTCCTGGTATTGGGAATAAGTCCCTTCGTTGTTTACGGGGTCTTTGGACTTTGCATATTGACTGCGAAATTCATTCGACTTCGTTTTGTCTCGTAACAACATCTGGGGTTCATTTACATCCGTACCTTCAAATCCTTCTGTTTCTTTTTCATTTGACATCAAGTAAAGCGCGCCCACAATTACTAAAGGTATTGCGATTTGTGCCATTAATAGTTCACAATATTTTTTAATTCAATCCTCCGATTTAATAATCTGATGGATTAGTAATGGCAGATTTCTACTATCGGTACAACAATAAGGGTGTCGATGGTTCAAAAACCGTCTTGTTGAACGATGCCTATTTGGGTTCTGCGGTTCCATTTGCTTCCAATCTACATCGACGGTTCAGAGCAGAAGATTTCAATGCCGCCACCAAAGTATGGAAAGATTCTGCTCTGGCTCAAAACATTACTGCGACAGGAACTATCACAAAGGTGATAAATACAGGAAACAAACAATTTCGTAGTATGTCAGCCGTTCAATTTGACACGACCGCAGGTATTCTTTTTAACAATGACGTATTGCCTGCATATACAATGTTTACTATCACGCGATATACTGGAACCAATAACAAAAGAATTGTCAATGCAGTGACTGAACAATTCTTATCTGGGCATTGGAACAATATTGCTGGAGTCATCCAACATTATCTCAGCTATATACCACAAGGTCCTAACGCTCCTTATTACTCGCCATTAGATGCGAGTAATATACATACCACTAACTTTTTCATTGGTACGGATATCTCCAATGAGTATTTTACGAACGGAATTTCAAGAGGAACCGTAACCCCCAGTTCTAGCGCATTACCTAAATTGGGAATTAATCAAGGAACTCAATATGGTTCAGAAAGAAGCGATGGACAGCTTTTGGATATTCTCATGTATAACCGCGTATTGACTGTTTTGGAGAGAAAGAAGGTGGAACATTACTTAGCGTCTTATTACGGTATTCTTGACACATCAGGAAATCTCACCGCTTCTTACAATCGGACACTTTTAACGAGTGAAACCTCTCTTTTGGTCTCTACCGCAGCATCTCCCAATTGGATTGCATATCCTTCGTTCAGTATCAACCAAACAGGACTCGCCTTTGCGATGTGGTTCAGGACCGACATTAGTAGTACAGTACAATTTTCGAGATTGTTTGATTTTGGAAATGAAGTAGGGACTGATAACATTATTGCATTTATTTACAACGGAAATCTAGGGATAGATGCTTATTCCGGAAGCATTAATATTCAATTACGAAATGTAATTTCAGGTTGTAATGACAATGTATGGAGACATTTTATCTGGACGATTAGTGCAGATGGGTTAACATGGAAAGTCTATATCAACCGAGTCTTACGGGCGACCATTACAGCAGACACTGTATCCAACTACGAGTCTGGAGGAACTTTACAGACACCATTATATCCATCTTCCGTGTTGCGAACCTCGAATTTCATTGGAAAAAGTAATTGGTCGACACACCCACCATTTATAGGAGCGATTGATGAATTTCGAATGTACAACAAGGAAATAGGGCCACAATCGATTCATTACCCTTGGTTCTTGAATGTGACAACGCCGGAACCTATTGTCTACAATCGTCCTAAGCTTGCAACCGAATATCCGTTACTAGTGTCTACAGCAGCAAGTCCAAATTGGATTGTGTATCCATCTTTTTATATCGAACAGAAGGGTATTTCCTTTTCGTTGTGGTTCAAGTCGAATGGAACAGGTAGTTGGGGGAGGTTCATAGACTTTTCAAACGGTCCATCCGCAAATAACATCATTATTGCGATGTTAGGCACAAATTTAGCAGTCAGCGTATATGGAGCAAGTCGTCTATGCGATCTTACCAATGTATTTCCAAATTGTAATGACAATGTATGGAGACATTTAGTTTGGACGATTAGCCCAGATGGACTAACCTGGAAAATCTATATCAATCGAGTTTTATACGCAAACATTACCGCATCAAATTTCACAAGTTATGGGAATGCTGGAGATATACCTCCTTGCCATCCTCCAACAGGTCAACGTGTTTATAATTTTATAGGGAAGTCCGCGTGGGACCACGACTCGTTACTTATCGGCGAAGTTGACGATTTTCAGATGTACAATTACACATTGGACCAGAATGCCATCAACTCTCCCTCACTTGTACAGCGATATTTGAGAGAAAGGCTTCCTTCTGAAACATCGTTAATCACTTCTACGCCTACCAATCGAAATTACTTGTCCTATCCTTCGTTTTTTACGGCGCAAACGGGTATGACTTTTGCGTTCTGGCTAAAAGCGGGAACAAACGCCGATTTTTCTAGAATATTTGATTTTTCGAATGGATTGGGTAGGGGCAACATTATCGCAGAAATACATGGAGGGAACCTGGGACTCGCGATGTTTAATAGCAATGGAGATGTTTCAGGAGGAGGAAACTTTCAAGTGCTGAATGCTTTTTCAGGAATCGCAGACAGTCAATGGAGACATATTACGTGGACCATTAGTGCGGATGGACTTACCTATCTGATTTACATCAACAAAGTGTTGCGGTCAACCATCACCGCAGCGACCCAGAATAATTTTAGCAAAGTGAATGTCTTATCCCCATTTCATCCTATTGTTGGACTGCGATCGTTGAATTATTTATTCCAAAGTGCCTATCCAGGCGACACGAACTCTTTGAATGCCACCATTCACGCGTTCCAGCTATACAATACGCCCCTCGACCAAACCGCAATTAATGCACTCTACACCGAAACCGCATTGGATATTCAAAAAGTATATGGTGCAGAGCCCTTTTTCTTGTCCAATCCGGTTTCAACCGGCAGTGGCGCTTTTACTTTTACCAGCTCCAATACAGCGGTCGCGACCATAGAAAATAATCTAGTCACGATCGTTGGATCCGGTACGACCATCATTACTGCACTACAATGGACCGAGACGATTACGGCAACTTTGACCGTGGCTCAGCCGAATTATGTGACGCCTGACCTAACCCTGCCCACGAATACCAATTATCTAGTGACCATGAAGGGAAAAGCCTATGATGTCAATCAAGCCATTCTTCGAAATATCCAGCAAACCGTGAATCTGAAAAAGAGTCTTCAGACCATCGGATTCGGCTCGACTGCGAATGTCTATAAGAAGAATATCACCTGTACGATGAACGGAATATCGCAAATTGGAGACACCCTTGTCAGCTTTGGCAAACCCAAAAAGCCGATGTGGGTGATGGGTGGGAACACAACACATACCCTGGCCTACTCCTATGATGGAATCAACTGGAACGGTCTTGGCACATCAATCTTGACATCGGTTATAGGGATTGCATGGAATGGCACTCTATGGGTCGCCGTAGGTACCAAAACATCCGTCCCCAACATTGCCTATTCCTACGACGGATTCACCTGGACGAGCAAACCCCTACCTATTTTTACTTCTAACATTCACGATGTCGCTTGGAATGGCAAAATGTTTGTGGTTGTAGGTTCCGGAACAAATGGTATTGGCTATTCCTACAATGGAATCGATTGGTACGCAGCCACTTCGATTAGTACCACTTTTACTTATGGTAGAGATATTGGATGGAATGGTCGAATGTGGGTGGCAGTAGGAAGTGCCGCCAATAAAATTGTTTATTCTTATGATGGGATTCGATGGTTTCCAAACACAACTACTGTATTGGACGCAGGTTATGGAATCACATATGATGGAAAAAAATGGATTGCCGTAGGCACCGGAACCACGAATTTTATTGCGGACTCCGTAGACGGCATTACTTGGACGGGCAGAGGTAAAGCCAATTTTGTAACAGAGTGTCACGGTGTCGCGTCGAATGGAATTGTCACGGTAGTGATTGGCCGGGGAGGAGGAAACTTGGCTTATAGCTACGGAAACAATGTTTGGACCACGGTCTCTATGCCTACCTTAACCTATGCACAACGGATTAAATGGAACGGGACCATGTTTGTGGCGATGAGTTGGTCAACGGTTTCAATTTTCTATTCGTACAATGGAATCCAATGGAATTCGGTAGACTCGAGTGATATGACTTTCGGTACTTGTGTCGCTCACAACAACGCACTAGAAGACCAAATCGTCTTTAAACAGCGAACCTATGTGGCAGGGGGTCAAGGAACCAATACGCTGGCCTATTCGTTTGATGGAATCACTTGGAAAGGATTGGGGACTGGTATTTTTGATTCTTATTGTAGAGGCCTTACTTTTGGGAATCTATGGGTTGCAGTAGGGACCTTTAACAATACGATTGCGTACTCTTACGACGGAATCAATTGGACCGGATTAGGAAGGAGCGCGATAGACAGTTGGGGGGCATGTGCTGCGTACAATGGCTCGTTGTGGTTGGTCGGCGGTTCTGGCACCAAAAAAATAGCCACTTCAACTACAGGCACCTCTTTTACCGGGATTGATAGTCCTTTTTCCGATACTTGTCACGGAATCGCGTGGAACGGAAATGTATGGGTTGCGATAGGCTATTTTACAACAACGATGGCGTGGTCTACCAATGGAACAACCTGGACCGCAGTGGTCAATCCACCCATCACCTACGCCGGAATGAGTGTAGTCTGGAACGGGTTCATGTTTGTCGCGTGTGGAGATGGAACCAATAGTCTCTGTTGGTCTATCGATGGGAAAACATGGATTGCCGGTACGACTTCTACCGGAGAAAGTACATCTCTATTATCTAGTCGATTTTATTCAGCAGCCTACAATGGAACCATGTGGTTGGCTGGAGGGGCAGGTGAAAAAAAATTGGCCTATTCCTATGACGGAAAACTATGGATTCCGATTTACAATCTACCTTTTTCGACAGGTATATTACGGGTATTATGGGATAAACAAAAATGGATTGCAGGTGGATGGGGTACAAACTCTATGGGCTATTCCTATGACGGATTTACCTGGGTTTCTTTAGATGCTAGTATATCTACCAATACAAATTGGATGGACTATGATGCCGTAGAACCCGACACCTATATCTACATGGCTCGTCCTACCGTCGCGCTAGGAGGGAATGGGACAGACACAAAATCGATCGTCTTCTCTTCGGATGGATTCACTTGGACGCAGACGATTACGCCGACTTTATCCCAGGGACTATGCGCGGCGTACAATGGTTCTCTATGGATCGCCGGAGGAATCGGGACTTATACCATGGTGTATTCTACGAACGGCATCAACTGGAGTCCTGTCCTGTCGTCGAAAAGTATTTTTAGCACAGAAGTGCGCGGCATCGCTTACAATGGAACCCTGTGGATCGCAGGAGGATATGGAACCAATAATCTTGCATATTCCTATGATGGACTATCATGGACTCCGGTCCCAAATGCCGTACATAGGGTATATAATGTGGTTTGGAACGGAGTCTTATTTATTGCCGCATGCTCTGGTACTAAAAATTATATCTGGTCTGGAAGGTATTATAAAGATGTAGAACAATTATTATATTCATACGATGGCATCACATGGAGATATACAGATTATCTTATTGGGGAAGTGAACGATGTCGCTTACAGTGGAACGATGTGGATAGCAGCTGGGTCAAGCATAATGGCTTATTCGTATGATGGAATTAGATGGACAGGATTAGGTAAAATCATATTTAATAAGTCGAACGCCATCGCGCACAATGGATTCGTGTGGGTGGCAGGAGGGGAAGGTTCAAATACACTGGCTTATTCGTATGATGGGTTTTCCTGGACTGGACTAGGCACCAGTATATTCACTTCATGTTCTGCAGTCACTTGGAACGGAAACAAATGGATTGCAACCGGGTCCGGTACCCATTCGATTGCCTATTCCGTCGATGGGAAAACCTGGATTGGTTTAGGTACATTGGATTTAACGATAGGATTTGGCGTCGCGAGTCACACAGATACGAAGGTAGTCGATGCTTCTATTACATCAGACTCGTTAAGCTTCTCGGTCGATGTCGCTCAGAGCGGCTACAGAAATCTAGCAATAGGAGTAAAAGGAACCTTGTATTAAATCTCTGATAATAGTAATAGTATGGCTGATTTCTACTATCGGTACAACAACGGGGGAGACACCCTGCTTTTAAACGATGCTTACATGGGTCAATCGATTCCTGTCACAAGTGGTCTCCATCGACGGTTCATGGCGGAAAATTTTTCAGCAAATGTGTGGAAAGATAGTATAACAGCTGCTACAGTGAATTCAACCAATATGACACTTGTTTCTCGTACAGGAAATAAACAATATCGTACCACAAATGCAGTACAATTCGGTACAAACGGTTCCGTCATATTTGGAAATAGTGCTCTTACAAATTATACCTTGTTTTTTATTACAAGGTACACGGGTGGAACGAAAGCCCGAATCCTTAATGGTACAACGAATAATTGCTTATATGGTCATTGGTCTGGAAATGCCGGAGTATCCCATCATGATTCTTGGCTTACTCCACAAGTCGATGTACACGGGAACAACTTCTTTATTGGTAGAGACACGGGTACTTCTTTTTTTACAAACGGAGTGATTCGTTCCACGATGGTTCCAATACTCACTTCGTTGGTAGGTCTTCAAATCAACTCGACCAATGCATATGAACCGTCAGATGGACAACTTCTGGATCTTGTCATTTACAATCGAGAATTGACAGATATTGAGAAAAGGAAAGTAGAACACTACTTGGCATCGTATTACGGGATTTTGGACAAGGTCGGGTCTCTTACAGCGTTTCATAACCGCGCGCCTTTATCTACAGAAACTTCCCTTCTTGTTTCGAGTCTAGCCAATCGGAATTGGATACAGTATCCCTCTTTTCATATAGCTCAAACCGGACTCACTTTTGCGATGTGGTTTAAGATGAATGGTCTACAAGATAATGCTCGGTTAATGGATTTTGGAAACGGGCAAGGAGTCAACAATATCATTATTGCGTCGAATCCTACAGGTGGAATACAGCTGGCGGTATACACTCCAACTGTTGGATTTGGAGGGGGCGGACAGCTTACGCCAAATTATACAGACGATAAGTGGAGACATCTTGTATGGACCATTAGTGCAGACGGAGTCACTTGGAAACTGTATATCAACAAGGTGTTACTCGCAACTATCGATTCATCAAATTATTCAAGTTATGGAGGTTCAAGTGCCCCAAATCATCCAGCCAGCATATTACGCACCTTAAACTACATTGGATTGGACAACTTTGGAGGTTCTAGTATCTTAAAAGGTTCGGTAGAAGATTTTCAAATGTACAACTATCCACTTGACCATACGGCGATTAACAAGACTTGGAACATGGACACAGGTGAGGTTCTTTTACCAAAATATGCCAGACCTGTTATAAGTACTGAAACTTCAATGCTGGTGTCCACTGCGGCATATGCGAATAGTATCATCTATCCAGCTTTCACAACGGCACAAACCGGTTTCACTTTTGCATTGTGGTTCAAAGCAAACAGTACTCCAAGCAATTCTAGACTGTTTGATTTCGGAAATGGCCAAGCAGTGAATAATATTTTTCTTTATTTCAACGGAAAAAATCTGTCATTAGGTGTTCAGACATCTTCTACTTCTTTTTGTATCTTAAATGATGTTATTTTAAATTGTAATGACAATACTTGGCGACATTTTGTATGGACCATCAGTGCAGATGGACTTACATGGAAACTCTATATCAACGGCGTATTGCAAGTTACAATTAACTCCTCAAATTTTACCACTTATAGAGTATCAACATCCGTAGCACCCTATCATCCAGACATTGTATTACGCGCAGTAAACTATATTGGAAAATCAAATTGGAGTGCAGATGCTTCTTTCATCGGTTCCATCGATGATTTTCAGATGTACAATTCTCCTCTTGAACTAACAGCGATTAATCAGAAATGGAACATGAATACATATGCTTCTATACCTATGCTTGACTTCTATTATCGGTACAATCGAAATTATTCCAATATGATTTTGAACGATGCTTCCCTTGGCGCAAAGAATCCAGTGTTAATCGGTCTTCATCGACGATTCAAAGCAGAAGACTTCAATCCAGTGACAAAAATATGGGTCGATTCGGTAGGAGGAACTACTGTGACCGCAACTGGAACTGCAACCCTGGTTCAACACGGCGGAGACAAACACCATAGACCCGCAAATGTGGTTCAATTTTCTTCTACAGATACAATATCCTTTAATAACGATGTTTTACCCAATTATACTGTTTTTGCGATTACGAGATTCACTGGACCAAAAAAACACCGAGTGATTAATGGAATTGGTGCAATTTGGTTTTCAGGTCATCATGACTCATGTTCTGGCGTAGCTTATCATGAAGGTTGGTTAACCTCGTATACCGTAGATGTACATGGAACTAATTTTTTTATCGGAACGGATACAGCGTCTAGTTATTCTACAAATGGTGTTGTAAGAGGTACAGCTACACCCGGAATTACTTATTTGCCTAAATTGGCGATTAATCTTGGAGACGCTACTCCATCTCAAAACAGTGACTGTCAAGTCTTAGACCTTTTGATGTATAACCGGGTCTTATCTGAAACAGAACGAAAAAAGGTGGAACACTACTTGGCTTCTTATTATGGCCTGTTGGACTTGTCCGGAAATCTGACCGCTAATTATAACCGCGTCCCTTTATCTATCGAGACATCTCTTCTCGTTTCGAGCGCTGCAAATCCGAATTTTATCAACTATCCCGCATTTACGATTAACCAAACAGGATTAACTTTTTCAATGTGGTTCAGGTCGAATGGAACCGCGACATCGGGCAGATTGTTTGATTTCGGTAATGGACCCGGTGTGAATATTATCCTAATCGCAATCCATGAAAACAAGCTATCCATTTATATGATTGATGTAGATAGTTGTGATTTAAAAATTGTCTATTCTAACGCCAATAATCTCGGAGTGAACGACAATGTATGGAGGCATTTGGTGTGGACCATAAGTGTGGATGGTCTTACTTGGAACATTTACATCAACAAAGTTCTCCTTGCGAACATCACTTCTTCCAATTACACCAATTATACAAGTACGGGTACAAGAGGACCTTTTCACCCATCTTCTGTGTTGCGCACATCCAACTACATTGGAAAAAGTAACTGGTCTGTGGACCCACAATTTATAGGAGCCATTGACGAATTCCAGATGTTCAACTATGCCCTCGACCAGAATGCCATCAACTCGCTCTACACCGTCAATACCCTAACCACCATGACGGTCAATCTGGACCAGGGTTCCCTCGCTGTGCCGATTCCGGGAACCTCGTTTCTAAGTTCAAACCCATCCGTTGCGACGGTGACCGGCTCCACCCTCACCCTCCTCACATCAGGAACCACAACCATTATTTCGAATCTTAATAGCACGGCGAACCCTGTACAACTCGTCTTGACTGTCATAAAAAATGGAATCGGATACATTTCTGGAAAAGACCTCATTGAACAGATAGACATGAACTCTATTCAAACCCTAACGATTCAACCGACCATGGCTTGCCAAACCTTGTCTTTGTCTACAAAGAATCTATATGCCAAACAACTTCAACTGTCTCTAGATGGTGTCTCGAATGTGGGAGACACTTCTGTCACCTTTGGGAAGCCCAGACCGAACCTGTGGGTTGCCATAGGCTCAGGCACAAATACAATGGCCTATTCTTCAGACGGCATCAACTGGAATGTTATGGGGTCTAGTATCTTTTCGCAAGGCAGAGGTCTAGCCTGGAATGGAAGAATATGGGTAGCAGGAGGAGACGGAGGTGGAACCAATACTTTAGGTTATTCGTACGATGGCATTACTTGGACGGGTTTGGGTAGTTCTATCTTTAATACAGGCGCTTACGATTTTGCCTGGAGTGGAACCTTGTGGGTCGCAGGAGGCGGAAATAGTGGTACAAATACAATTGCGTATTCCTATGATGGTGTTAATTGGATTGGCAGGGGAAATATGATTAATGTCTGGGTAAATTCAGTTGCTTGCAATGGGAGAATGTTCGTGGCGGTAGGTAATGGTACGGTGAATATGATGTATTCATACGATGGAATCAACTGGACCGCAAATAATAGTTCCTTATTTACACAAGGCGGATGTGTAAGATGGAACGGCACAATGTGGGTCGCAGGAGGAGGTATAAATACAAGTACTACTTATATAGCCTATTCCTATGATGGAATCACTTGGAATTCCGTATCTAATTCAAAGACGCTCATCAATCACAACAATGGACTCATTGGACTCGCCTGGAATGGAACCCTATGGGTAGGGACTTGTGGAGGTACAGGATGTACAAACAGTATAATCTATTCGTACGATGGAATCAATTGGATCGGTCTTGGAACATCCATTTTTTCAAACTATCCCTATTCCATCACATGGAATGGACAAATGTTCATGGCGTGTGGTGTCGGAACAAATACAATGGCCTATTCTTACGATGGAGTCAATTGGGTAGGTCTCGGAGCAAGTCTCTTTAGTACGATCTGTTACGCAGCTGTCAATAATGTTGCCTATGAAAACAGAATCACGGCTCGAAAACGACTGATGATTGCGGCCGGAGAGGGTACAAACACTTTGGCTTATTCTTATGATGGAATCCAATGGAAAGGACTAGGAAACTCTATCTTTTCAAATCGATGTTATTCAATACGATGGAATGGAACATTATGGGTTGCCACCGGGTACAATAACAATTTTGGTTATTCTTATGATGGCATCAATTGGGTTACCAATACAGCCAATAATATTATGGGTTTAGGTATATGTATTGCTTGGAATGGAAGCATATGGGTTGCTGGTGGAGTGTCTGGTACAAACACCTTTTCCTTAGCATCCTCTTCGGATGGGAAAACTTGGACCGGTCGAAACAAAACGGTTATTTCAGACACTTGTTATGCAGTTGCAACGAATGGTAAAATATGGATTGCATTAGGGATTGGAACAAATTCCATCGCCTATTCGTATGACGGTATTTCCTGGACTGGACTAGGTGTCAGTATTTTTACAACAGGTATGTGTGCTTATTGGAATGGATTCATGTTTGTAGCTGGAGGTACTGGAAATAATCAAATCGCCTATTCTTACGACGGACTTATATGGATTGGACTAGGAAACATCTTTACAACTACACCTCATGATGTCGCTCATAATGGAACAATGTGGGTGATGGTTGGCGGACAAACAGGTGCTTATTCGTACGATGGAAAATCATGGAAACTGTTTGATTTACCTTTTTTCACAGGTGTTCAATATGCAGGCGCCATGTATCTAAGTTGGAATGGGTCATTATGGGTAGTCGTTGGAGGCTCAAGTACATCTCAAATGGCTTATTCTAGTGACGGTTTCACATGGTCGACTATCCCCAATAAAATATTCACAAATTGGGGTACAGGGATTGGCTCTGATTGGACGGGTCAAGCCACAACGATTCAGCTCTATCAGTCGATTGTCGCGTGCGGACAAGGAACCAATACACTTGCCTATTCGCAAGACGGTCTAACTTGGACCGGACTTGGAAACTCGATTTTTACAACCTCAGGAGACAGAGCTCGCTGGAATGGAAGAATGTGGGTCGCGGGTGGAAAAGGGACCACAAACACCATGGCCTATTCGTATGATGGAAAAAATTGGATAGGCCTAGGGAATACGGTTTTCAATACAAGTTGTGAGGCACTCTATTGGACCGGCTCATTGTGGCTTGCAGGAGGAAGTTCGGCAGATTCAAACACCATGGCGTACTCTTACAATGGCATCAACTGGACCGGACTAGGTCGTACCATCTTTACAGGAGCCTGTTATGGATATGGTTGGAATGGAACCCTTTATGTTGCGGGAGGGTTTGGAACGAATAGCTTGGCTTATTCGTATGATGGAATCCAATGGACCCCGATCACAAATCATCCTTTTACTGTAGTAGATGAAGTCCTATGGAGCGGAACCTTATGGGTTGCATCGGGAAGTGCGGGTGTGGCGTATTCCTACGATGGACTCAATTGGGCCGTCGGCACAAGTATAGGAATCAGAGGACAATCCGTAGCCTACAATGGTTCGATGTTTGTGGTGATTGGAGGAAATTCTGCTTCTTGGTATTCGTATGATGGAATTCTCTGGATTCAAGGGTCTATCGGATTTACATCAGGTACATCAAGAGGCATCGTATGGACGGGAACCGTCTGGCTCGCCTTTAGTGAAAGTACAAACAATATTCCCTTTTCCTATGATGGAATAAAATGGATAGAAAATCGGTCCTCTACTTTTGCCACAGCAATCAACGCAGGCGTTATGGATGGAAAACTGAGTGACACGATTCATCTAGCAACGGATGCCTATTATCAAACCGGATACAAGACGCTCACCGTTTCAACTGTACAGTCTAGCTAAAGTGCAAAAGTGTTAAAGTGTAAAAGTGTTAAAATCGGTAAGTTTTATAACTATAAAAATATAACAATGCATGTCGATTATTCGATTCCTGCGAATTATGAACATGTAGTATACATCTACTATACCAGTTACTTGATTGGAGTCTCTTCTGTTCTATGCCTTTATTATGGGGATGTACATACTTTCTTTATGATGTTTGCTCTTTTTTTAACTTCTATTCATTTTTGGTATAATCCCTCTTATGGAATCGGACGAGATGTCGACCTTTTTTTGAGCAAATTCATCGTGGTTTATTTCTATGGACTCTCTGTACTCTATCGAAATGAATATTGTCGAGATGTATTTGTATATGTCGTGTATCAAGTCGGTTTCCTTTATTTTGTGGAACATATTCTAATCTATTTCCAAAATCCACAATGGATTGTGGTTCATATGATGATTCATATTTATCTTGCATTCTTCACGCCTTTTATTCTGTATATCCTGTAAATTCGTATAAGATTTATATCTTCTACGCAGGTGAAGTCATTTATCTCTATAGGAGTAAAAAATGAGTTCACTTGCCATGTTTATCGTGCAAAACTATCGTGCAAGTCTATCGTCCAAGTCTATCGCGTAAGCCGGTCTTGTAAGAAAGGTGCCATATCGATCCGATTTACCGGATATTTCACATAACTATCAAATAGATCTCGATGCATAAAGACCAATACCATGTCTCGAATGACAAATCCATACTTCTTCTCCAGAATTTCACGGTACAGATTGAGCTGTAGAGAGTAGTGGGTCGTGTTACAATCATTCAGGTCAGACATCGGACCCAATCCTTTCTTTCCATACGAGTGGGTCTGGATTTCCTTGGAAAACTTCCAATCGTAAATACTGAGCGTATTGTCTTCGTTCCGAAAGAGCATGTCCACCGAGCCACAGATGCGTATGTCCTCGTCGTAAATCATCATCTCGGTTCGAAACGGAACCAATTCAGGGTGGTCGTGGTAGAATCTTGCAAAATAGGACAATTCAACAGGGAACTCTGCAGGCAAGTCTATGCCGTTATAGAATTCCTCAATGTGTTTATGCATCGTAGTTCCAAATTCGGCCGCTTTCTTGCCGTTTTCACTCCACAAAGTCTTGATGTCTTGTTTGGACATTCCAAAGTATTTGTTCGCGGACCACTTCTCGCTCGACATCATCTTCTCGATAATGTCGTCTGCATTAAACTTCTCAAAGAAAGATTTCACCCAGGTGGTACAGGACTTGTAGTATTTTTCTCCTCGAATCGTATAAATATGCCCGGTCTCTTGAAACGAAATATCCTGATCGCGTGGGTGAGCATTCTTAAGAGCCAACATTTTCTATATTCAGTTAATCTATTTCTTCCGGTTCAATTTTAATACATCCTTCAGGGTTCGGTTCCGAGTCCGGGTCCGAGTCCGGTTCCGGATCCGGTTCCACATCCAATAAGTATTTGTATAGTTCTACTTTGGTCGTAAAATACACCAGTTCAATGTCTTCTCCGGTGCTTTCCATCTTCCAATCTGAAAAGTAACGAATGTTGCCTGTTTTGTTTGTGGATGCACCGACAATCACTCCTGTTTGTTGAAGTTCTTGATAATAGTTCACCCATGCGGGGTACTGTAAAGTTTCACACGCTAAGAAATCAAGATGTTGAATCCCAAACTCTTGTATGAGTGAAAGGATAAAGTCTACATTCTCTTGTACAAAGAAATGTTTCTGGTCTAAAAAAAGGTTTGCATTTCCCTGTGTAAATAAGATCCCGATTCTTTCAATCGTAGAAAATTTTGCGCGAAGAACATCTAACAGTCCCGTTTTTGTGCACAGATAAGAATATAGAATCGGCAAGGTAGTTGCGTTTGTCGAATCTATAAGGACATAGGGGTCTTTTACAAAAGCGTCCACAAGTAAAAGTGTAGTACAGCCGGTCTTGGTTGAAACAATGAGTTGCTCCATTATAGTTCTTCTTATTTATTTACTCAAAATCAAACGCGAATCTATTTGATCTTTTCAGTTACTTTTTCTTTGACCGCTTTTGTGACTTGGTCTACCGCTACAACAGCCTCTCCCGCCTTTTCTTTCACTTTCTCGATCACCTCTGCCGAATTTTCATTCTTGAAGAAGTAATAAAATGCCCCGCCTAATATGAGAAATAAAAAGGTTTTGAAAAAAAGATAGATTAAATCATCGGTATAAGTGGATTGGTTACTTTCATTCATTTCATAAGCCGTATCCGCTCTCATTTTTTCTTGAATGTATAAATTCAAAGAGGCGTCTCGATTCCCAGAGATGTCCGACATAGACTATAGACTAAGGATAGATTTTTAAGAGACGCAAACACGATAATAAGGGTCTGTGAAGGAAATTTTGCTAAATCGAATGATTTTACAGACCTCCCCCGGCCTCAGGAACAGGGTCTTGGCCACCGGGTCGAATCGACTGATTTCAGGCAGCTGCGAATCTTCATCCACCTTCAGGTCCACATACAAGCTTACTTTCTCCATCGCTGAGAGTTTGATGTGTTTCGGCACCATCTTGTGTTTCAGGACATTGATTTGTAGCTGTTTTAGGTCAAACAGTACCACATACAGCTTCTTGAGCTCCCAGATGTTCTTGAGTGCCTTGTGAATGCTTTCGGTCGAATACTCGTTTGTAATCAGAACCAGGGTGTCTTTCTCCGTCAGAATGCCTTCTTGCATAAACATCTCGTCAATGATATTCGAAATATTCAGCTTCTTCACACTATTTGCGGGATTCTTCGTGTTTGCATCTTCGGTCATGTATTTCACATAGCACTTCTCTTTGTCCTTGAGGACCAAGAAATCCAAACTGTCATTCTTCTGTAAGACATCCAGCTCTTCCATGCTGAAGTGCTCAAACGAAGAACAGTCGTAACCCATCTCGGTCAAATAGTAAATCATATTGGTCCTCGACTTGTAGAGTTTGCTGAGGTAAATACTCTTGGACTCCATTTTATATGAATAAGAAAAGATATTTAAATGTTTTCAATTTTATCTCGTGAATCAAATACTTATCCAAGGCATTGAGTCGCCAGAGCATCCGCATGACGATTGCCTACAGAATGTGGGTCCATTCGATTTGTATGGGCATCGACATGCATAAATTGGACACCCGTGTCTTTGTACAATTCATACACCCGTTTCACCAGTTCTAGATTCGGTATCTCGGGCCATCCTTTTTTCTCGCACTTTGCTCCATAATAAGTAGCACACCGTATCGCGTATACGGAATCACTCACAATCGTAATTCGTTTTCTTCCGATGTCCTGTTCAATCAAAGCATAGGCTTCGAGAATCGCGGTCAGTTCCGCAGTGTTGTTGGTTTGCTTTCCATCGATTCGTCGAGAGACATTCCTCGGGTCCCCGACTGCGAAAAAGATCCCAATTCCAGCTTCTGCGTTTCGCTTTCCGTTGTTCGAACACCCTCCATCAGTATAGACATAATCTATTTCATTTTTAGTCACTAACTCGTGTTTAGTCACTAACTCGTGTTTAGTCACTAACTCGTGTTTAGTCACTAACTCGTGTTTAGTCACTAATTCTGGATCAATAAATTGTTCGGCTTCTTCATTTGTCTCAAACTTTTTAAATCGTGCACCTGGAAATCCAAACACTGAACGCTGACACTCTTTCCAAGTATTAAACACCCCCACGGTTCGTCCGTTCGCAACAGCATAAAAGGACATACTATGTATATAGTATAGAAGATGGATTCGAATCAATTTCAAACTATTTAAACATCTATTGGTTTATATTTTTTTCGTGTAAGGTTACATTTTTCGCATAATACTCTAAGTTTTGCGTTTTCTTCATGATAAATGGCAAAATCACGACCTATCCATTCATCTTTGTCTTTAAATAAAGTTTCAAAGGTTATTTCTGTTTTATTATAATCGTTTGGAATTTCTGTAATCTTCTCTTTATTTTCTTCTAAAAAATTTTCAACTAATTTTATAAATTGAGGTTCTGCATGGTCGATGTGTATGGTTTTATCCGTTAGTGAAGTTCTACATTCATCATTCATACAGACCGACAAATCTGTTGTATCTCTATAAAATTTTATTTGATATGATATACACTGTCTTAGAGCAGAATTGAATAATGTTTTGTTGTTTTTATGTTTTCCAGTTACACAAGTTCTCCAAGAAATTTCTGTATATGTATTATCATTATTCACTATTTTGATTGCTAAAGCTCGTTTATTCAACGCATCTTTATAAATCTTAAAATCAGAAAATTTACTAAGTTTCTCGAGATATCTTGGATGTCTTTTACACAATGATAATAAAAATGAAAAATATTCTTCATTTTTATTTTTTACACTATCGGTTTCCTTCATCTCCTTCAAGATTTCTCGTGTATATTCTTCACAATCCTTTTGAGTTTTAAATGTTTTGACTCCTATTTCTATTTGTGGCATATACATATTATATCGGTTCGCTTTAAATTATGTAAATATCTCAAACTAATAGGAGTAAGCATTCGAATAATAGAACATTGAAGATTATACATTCTATTCTTACAACAGCGACATCTCTCGTTCCAGCCGTAAAAGCTTTGCGAGTCTGTCTTGAATGATGACGCCAATTATTCGAAGCGTATTCAGTAACATACGGCAAATACTTGACTGTATCTCCGTATTCATTCTCTGATTGTGTACTTGTTTCGTACAAGATGCACATTCTTGGGTTCCCATCCTCACATAAGGCACACATTGAATATATAAGGTTGTATTCATTTTAATGGGACATAAACATTTACAGCATTGCAATTGGTCTGACAAATATTCAGGATATTCTGCCATACGAATATGTCCTGGAGATCCATAATGTAGTGGAAAAGAAATGATGTTACGCCGTTGTAATTCAAACCAGTTGCGTTTGATATGCTGAATAGAGAATTTGGATTTCTCTACTTCTTGTATACAATTGGTGAATTCAGTAGGAACACACACTTGTTCTATCTGATGTAAAATGCCTTGATAGAGTTCTTTCACTGACAATGATTGAACTTCTCCGGAACCTTCAAAGAGGCCAACATTTGTCATTTCAATACTTATAAAAAGTCGCTTTAATTCATTTATTCAAAGTGACTTCATAACGATGTCTTATCGTTTTCGTCTAGTTTTTTTGCCACCCGGTTGTGGGCTTCGCCGAGACCCACCATGATGACTCTTTGCACGAGTGAGTCTCCCTTTTACATTTCTACGGTAAGTCTTAAGTTCATTATGTTGTCTCAATGCCGCAGCGTCGTGCCGAGGTGCCCTGTCCATTGCATGTTGTATTTGGTCCATTCTATCAGTCAACATGTTTACTTCGTTTTCTAACTCGACTATTCGTTCTAAGCTTTTTTCTAATCGTTGTTCTAAAGCAGCCATTATAGAATACGATAATATATTATTCTTAAATACAGTCAAGATCCATCGACATCCCTAAACCATCTGATGAATTCTTGTTATTTGGATTGTCGATCGGAAGATCCTTTAATTCTTTCTTCTGTAAAAAATGTCGTCCTTGTTTTCCACATTTGCCTTCGTCAAATCGACACATATCCGCGTAAAGATCGTTGAATTTTTTGCAGGTGCTTAGTTCCCATGTGTTCTCAATATACAGGGGAGTATAGTGAGAGCAATTCAGGCAGTTGGCTAGAAATACCGAGAGAAACTTCATCTACTTATCCTTAAGAAGATTTATTTAAATGGTTTGGTTCAAAATATTTACCAGCCGGACCACACTTGTTCTCGTTCTTCCGACACAAGTCAGCATATTCATAAGTGACTCGCTTGCTATCCGGCTCAATCTCTCCAAACCTTCTGCACTTACTGAGACAATTGGTAAACGGATGGTCTCGTGGTTCGAAATAGATGCATTGAGTACACGGGTTGGTTGTGAACATTTTTGTACAAGGACGAAAGGTGACTTGTGTTACAAACAGCGAAAGGAAACGCATATACAAAGAGTGTAACTGTCTTTAAATAGATTGAAAAAAATTGATTCTTGAAGGATAGATCTGGTGAGGTAGAACCAATGGATCCATTCGAAGAGCTCCAGAAAAGGAGATGTGAATCTCTATTTGATGGTATTGTCCCTCCTATTGCGTTTAGCGAGATTCAACGGATGCGTTCTACAGATAAACCAATTATTTGTATGAAAGAAGAGTGTCAAAAGAATCCAAAGTGCTTTACGGTTTCCTTCATGCAGAGTTATGGATTTGGAACAGGTCCTCCGTATGTATACACACATTACTTTTGTCAAAATCATATTGTGAGTCACTATCGTCCAGCCGACTCCTATGGTATACGCTCTCATACACTACCCTTGGAAGTGATGATCACCATTAAACACTTCCAGATATCTTCGCAAGACGATCACATGTTCTATAAAGGAATTGACTTTTACAATAAACATCCGCACTATTTTCAGGATCATACTCTCATTACTCTCCAACAAAAGGTGGATGAGAATACAAAAAGAGATGCTCGCTTGACCATAAGCATCGCAAAGGTTGAACAAGACAAAAAGGCTATCCAATCTGAAAAGGAAAGATTATTGATAGAACAATCCGGGATTGAACTACTTCGGGATCAACTGTACAAAGAGAAAGAAGAATTTGAAAAGAAAAAACAATCCTTTGATCTAGAACAAAAAATGTTTGAAAAGGAACAAACCCATCATCGAGCCATTTTACAAGCCTTTCGAAAAGATTTGCACGGAATGTATCCATAAGTTTTTAATAGAAAGACCTCAGAAACTTTTCAAGAAAATATTCATCGGATTTTTTCCTTCGAACTTTTTTGAAATTCTTTTTCCAAATTTTTTTTGGCCACCCTCCCTCCCTCAAAACTTTTATTTTCCATGGCTAACTTCTTAAAAAACTATGGTCTTAAAAACAATAAATATTTAAAAAAACAATATATCATTTATCGTAAGGTTATTGTCATTATTGTTTTTTCTAATAAGAATGATTGTTTTTTAAAGTAGAACTCATATAAAAAATAAAAGGTTGTATATATATGCCAAAGTATTGTTGTGACCTATGTAATTTTTCCACACTTTTAAAGAGTAATTATACAAACCATTTGTCTTCGAAAAAGCATGTCATGCTAAATAAAATAAAAACAATCACTACTCCAATCGAGCCTATTGTTAGTCAAAAATTAGCCAAAATTAGCAATTCTTTAGCCAAAGTTAGTCTTTATAAATGCAAATATTGTGAACATAGTTATCGTCACAAATCCTCTTTATCCAAACATGTCAAGTATGCTTGTACCAAAAACAAAGATGAAGATTTGACCGAATTGGTTCGTTTGTTGAATTTACAATTGGAACAACAGAAAAAAGAACTCACGGAAAAGATAGAGTCTCAATCGAAGAAGATCGAGACACAATCCAAACAAATCGAAAAACTGATGGGGAAATTGGAAATCCATGGTTCCTTTAACACAACCAATATTCAAAACATCAATCTTCTAGCCTACCGTGAAACGGATGTCTCGCATCTCACCGACCAGGATTACAAGAGCTGCATCAAGAAAGTGAATCATTGTGTCAAGCATATGATTGAAAGGGTTCATTTTAATCCATCCAAACCAGAGAATATGAACATTTATATTTCCAATATCAAAGACAAATACATCATGGTGTATGATGGAATCAATTGGAATTTAGCAAACAAGAAAGACGAACTCGACCGACTGTATGAGGAAAAAGAGATGATGTTGGAAGAATGGTTAGATTCGAATCCTGAGAAGGAACTGAAGGACAAGTTTATGAAGTATTTGAACAACAAGGAAAGCGACGAATGTTTGAACCGCATCAAGGACGAGATCAAGCTGATGTTGTACAACAATCAGAAGATGTTAGAGTTCAAAAGCAGTGTTTAGCGTTTGGTGTTTAGTTTTTAGCCAATAAAATAGTCTAGAGTCTATAGTATATGGAATCTGGAAAAATGATGGTTTTACATTCCGCATTAATTGGTCTTGTTCTCTACTTTGGTATGATCTTTCTATTAGGACAGAATCCGTCTGTCGCTGAAAATAGAAGTATATTAATTGCAGCGGTTCTATTGATTTACATGATTTTATTCGGACATGGTTTGCCTACTTCTATGAATAAAAATCTTTAAGATTCCTGTTTAGGGAAAGAGGATTTGTACAATTTCTCTTTTATAAGCTTCCGATAAATCAAACCTGGGTCGACCTTGGTCTGCTTTATCCAATCGTCGTTTGACTGAAGCACGATACGATTCTACCGTATTGGCTCCTCTTTTTTTCTCAAGTCCGATGGTAAGGGCTCTTATGGCTTTGTCAAATTTACCCACCTCATCGATTTTTCCAATCATAAACTCACACATTTTTTCGGTAATCTCGGTTTGTACGCCATTGTATTCTTCCATCACTCGTTCACCTGCGTGGATTCGTTTTAAGTATTTGAAGTATTTCACATAGTAAAATACTTTTTCATCCAACAGAGAACCAATGTTTGGACATAGAAAGGTGACATCGGTTTTAAACTTTCGCAAACCCACTGTCTTTAGGTAAGGATTGTCATAGAGTGTCCGGATTTCATCTGGAATTTCTTTGAAGTCAACATCCATCATGGCTTTGAAGGCTAGTCTATCTCCGTACTTTGATCCATAACTCAACTTATAGATAAAGGGGTTTGCACGGGGATTTCTCGGTCCGTGTGTTTGAACCGATATAATGGCTCCACGATCAGGCATGTGTAAAAACCAAAGGATAAGATGAGATAAATGTCCGGCAACCCGTTTGATTTCTTCTGCGTCATAGGCTTTCTTGGGTATAACGAGCACATCAATATCTTCTGACTTATATTCGGGAGCATTTGGAGTACTGTCTAAGACGATTTGAACGGCTTTACCGCCCTTAAGAGCAAACTCGTAGTCTTGTCCTATCATTCGGTTGGAGATAATTCCAAAGATCACAAGCGTTGCACATAACAATACATTGTTGATGACAAAATAGGGTTCGTGTTGGGGGCCATAGGCTCCGTTAGGTTGGCGACCTACTTCACTTTGCGCAGGTACATGATAGGATCGGAGAAACTGTTTGGTGAGATTACATACACTCCAATTCCTTTTGTATCCATGGGTAGGGTCGATGTCGTCGATGATCATCCTTTGGATTTTGTCTCGAATCTCTAACATTTCTTTGTGCCTGAAAAAGGGTCTCCAGAAGTCGGGCTCTTCGTCAGGGTCATACTCTTCCAATCGTTCTGTATAATCTGGTTTTAAGGGTTCCGTGATAGGACTGACATATTCCGCCGATTTAGACACATTCAATCGATTCTTGGAACGACTCTTGCTTCTTGACTTTTCTTTGGGTTGCCGATTCTGAGTTTTGTTTCTAGGTTTATTTTCGGCCTGTCTGTTGAGACTCTTGTTTCTAGATTTTTGAAGGTGTACCACCAAAGACTTTGCAGCTTTTTTCACCCCCCTCCTCATTAGTATAACAATAGAATAAATCCTATAAACAATCCTTTTGATAAACGATTGAATTACATCTTGAAACTTATTTTCTTGACATCTTTCTTCGGTTCAGGAGCTTCAGTCACTTCTGTCGATTCGCCAGGTTCTGACACGAGTATGGTGTCAGGTATAGAATCTTGATTCATTTTTGTCATAGGCATTTCTGTTGGCGCTTGAGATATGGGTCCTTGAGGCATGGGTCCTTGAGGCATGAAAGGCATTTGGCGCGGGACCTCTTCCTCTGAATCTGACTCAAATTCAAGAGGCTGCAAGATCATGGGTTTATCGTTCACATTGGTCTTGGGTACATATTCGACCATTTCATCGATTTCAGGAGCCTCTACTCCGGGTTCTACAATGGCTTGATATTCTTCTTCGGACAATGATTGATTCAAAAGCTTTTCGATTTTGGCCTTTTCGATGGGTTCTTCCGGTGCTTCTTTTTTAGACCATGTTTTGAAGTTGCCTAATGACCTTTTTCCAGCCGTAGTAAGACTATCGATAGTGTCTGCGGTAATAAGGCGCATTTGAACATTCATCGTGGTGAGTTCGTGCATCAGTAACTTGAGACAATAGGGTACTTCCACAATACTAAACTCTTTCCCGTATTTGGTAATCATGTTCGGTACAAAAGTTTCTTTGTCTACTTGGTCAAATTGGAGAGGACCATCGGCCAAAGGACTGAAGAAATTCTGGGTACTTCGGTTGTAAATCGCAATCGTCCCCGATTGATTGCAAATGGCCATCTTGTAGTAATCTCCGCGAGTCATCATTGAATCGTACATAAACGCAGACATTCCGTGTGACAGAATCGAATCTCGTTCCATGTCTCCGATACGAAGCCCCCCATCTTTCGACCGACCGTGATTGGTTTGACGAGTGAGTGCCGCCCTAGGACCACGAGAGCGATAATTGATTTTGTCTTGGGTCATGTGCTTCAGTCTTGTGTAATAAGTAGGCCCCATATAAATCTGGGACTCAATTTGTTCGCCTGTCATTCCATTGTACAGAATCTCATTCCCCGAAGAATGAAGCCCGAATTCATTCAGGAGTCCTCCTAACAACAAATGTTTCGGACCTTGATTCACAAACGGGGTCGAATCTACTGCACACCCCTTGGTCACGGCGACTTTGCAAAACAAGCACTCAATCAGCTGATTGATGGTCATTCGACTTGGCATACAATGAGGATTAATGATGAGGTCCGGCCTCAGACCGTCTTTGGTAAACGGCATATCGGCTTCTGGAATACGAGTTCCAATGGTTCCTTTCTGTCCACATCGACTCGAGAATTTGTCACCAATGTTCGGCTCTCGCTCTTCACGAACTCTCACTTTGACAATGCGGCGACCTTCCTCGTTTTCGGAAAAATATACCTTGTCTACAATGCCGGTCTGACCTTTGGCAGAGAAAATACTGGCATCTGAAACAAGTCCGGGATTCTCGTTTGAGAACTTGATCCCTCCAATCAGGACCGTTTTGTCATCCAGAACCGTTCCTTCTCGAATGATGCCGTTTTCGCCAAGTTCGTTGTAATTGTAACCTGGCTTCAGGTTGGTCGCACCGGACGATACTGGATTGGCGATTCGTTTCTCCATTTTGGAAGAATCCCCAGTCTCTTCGTAGGTTTCATACATACTGTAGTAACTAATTTTGAACAGACCTCGTTCAATCGCAGACTCATTGATCAAGATCGAATCTTCTACATTGAACCCCGTATGACACATGATCGCCACAATCGCATTTTCTCCGTAAGGATGTTCCTCTCCGTTGATAAACTTGGTGTAACGGCTCTTGACTACTGGCTTTTGACCATAATTGAGAACCACTCCAGTCGTATCGATACGATGAAGATAATTGGAATGATACAGAGACACTGCTTGGCGACCCTGAATACAACTATAATCATTTCTGGCCAAAGCACTGTTTTCTGGAAACAACACTTGGGTTCCCATCACACCAAACAACAACGACGGGTGAATTTCTTGGTGAGTACAGTCGGGTGTAAGTGTTCTTGATGCAATCATGAGGGTTTCCAGTTCACTGTTGTCCAGGTACTCTAAAATCACACGATCATCTTCGGGTTTCATTCGTTTGATTTCGTCGCGAGAGGAGAACGGTTTCATTGGATTTAGACCATACAAACACTGTTTCCAGGTCCTTTTTTCTACATGGGTCATGGTTTCATAACTGAGTTTTCCTTTGTCGACATAAAAGAGTGGCCTTATCACTCGGCCTTCATCACTCGAAATCGAGATTTTCTTGTACTTCATGTCAAATGCAAAACCAATAAAAGGTGGAACCAGTCCCAGTCTCCTGCAAGTAATAAAGACTTGTTTGAAACGAATGGGGTCCTTCACCATGCCTACCCATACTCCATTGATAAAGACTTTGGTCAACCAGTGCATGTCTTCGTACATACAATTTTCCAGAAACTGTATTTTCACATCGTCTTCTCGCATGTTTTCCTGTAGCCAATTCATCAGCACACGATTGGTAATCGGATTGGTGAATGCACACATCATCGCCATTTGTTTGTCAATACCCACGCTTCCTCCCACATCAATCGGATCAAACAGACCGTATTGGGACCCATGGAGTAAGTGTGGACCTACCAGCTTGTTGGAATCATCAATGTCTAAGTCGACCCGGCGTAAATGGCTGATGAAACTGTGATAGGTAAGACGATTGAGTGGCTGAATCACTCCGACGCGCTTTGTATGTGCTTTTAGCCCCCAGTTTCCCTTGAACCCTTTTCGAAATCCTTCTTCGATATATCGAGGCTTGAAATAATCGTCCATGAACAAGTTCATAAACTTGGATTGGTCATTTTGAATCGGCTCTTCGTCCAAATAGGTCGATTCATGGTAATAAAACTCTTTGTCCATCGTCTTGTAGACCTCGGCATACATCTCGTTAGTATATTCCAAGAACAACTCTTTCATCAAGACTCCAGAGGATTGAACACGTTTGTATTTGTAGTTGTCTCGGTCGGTGGGTTGTTCTTCCTTTCGTATGACTTTCATCAGCTCAAACACCATGTGACCAATGAAACACGCCTTGGCTTTGAAATTCATTTCTCCCACATGCGGCAGTAATTGATAAATCAAACACTTATAGGCTGCGTGAATCGAATGATATTTGGTAAAACTACCAATATACTCTAGAGCGGTTTTTTGATTAAAAATAGGTCCGGCGTCGTGAATCGAGGGCCGTAACATCTCCAAGTAGGATTCGTTCGCATCTAGGTCGTGTAGAATTGTCTTGCAAATTTCTTTGTCCGAGACAATACCTAGAGCTCGCATCACAACAAACAACGGCACCGGAATACGGACATCGGGAATGAAGACCAGAAATTGTTCGTTGCTATTGGTCTTGGCCATGACTCGACGAATGGCCAAGGTACGGCGCGGTTTGGAAATATCTTCCGAAACTGACCGAATCTCTACCGAATAATCGTGGGTGTTGTCCTTCACGGGACGAGTATACATCAGATTGTCTCCAAATTTCTCCTGTGGAATCAGGACCTTTTCTTTTCCGTCAATGATAAAATAGCCCCCATAGTCGTGTTTACACTCACCCATATAATATCTTGTCTCGGGTGGCAAATTTGCGAGAACACACAACTTGGTCTGTAACATAATAGGAAACATCCCCAAGAAATAATGGTCCAACGCAGGCATCTTCTTTTCTATCAGTATCGGTCCCGATTCATCCTGGATGGTGACCTCAACTTCAATGTCATAATGGATAGATATACCATAAGTCATATTTCGCAATCGAGCCTCGTTAGGCAGCATATAATGGACATTCTTTTCGTCAAAAATGACAGGTTTCCCGTAATAAATCTTGTCGGCCTTTTTTCCTCCGATGTATATTTTCGCACTGTACTTGTATTGATTGGTTGCCTTGTTGAGTCCAGCATAATACCGAATCGGATTTTTATCCATAAAGATTTTGGGGATACTTGTATCGTAAAAATCATTGACCGACGACAAATGATGGTCTACTAAAGAATTTTCTTTGAAATACTTTTCTATAAATGAAAAATGGAAGTCTTCTTTATGGAACTCTTCTTTCATTTATATTGTAAGCTATTATTTTTTATATCTTATTTACACAGATTTAACGGACCCATAGTTCTCCTTTTTCCCATTCGACTTTTCGAAGAATCGCACCTTTTTATCCATTCAGTCATCTTTTTATAATCGTTTATATGTTTTTTTCCACAGACTTCAATCTCGTAAGTAGAAGAAGAGAGATGTCCTGTTCCAAATAGATAGAATCCAAAACCAAACCCATCTATCTTTTTACTGATCACATGAATCATATACTTATTGGGTTGTATGACTATTTTATGTATATCATTTGTATTCAATAAAAAGGTGGTTAATCTAAGAAATTTCGACATACCTTACCATACAATAAAGGTTTAAGTCTTATGCTTTAATCATGATGAGGGCTAAAACAAGAAAAGTAATGATAAAGGGCAAAAGCAAAACAAACCAAGACAACCCAGAATATCCGTTCTTGCACATCAAATCAAGGATGAAAGTCCAGAACAATATATAAATCGCATTCAAGAGAAAGACCATTGTATTGTTTCCTACATAGCAGCTGTAGTCCCCTAAACATAAACGGTCTGAATCTTCTAAGTTACTGACACCGAGAATAATAAGAAAAACAAGCGAAATCACAAAGTAGAGTGACGCGGGAGTACATAATTTTCTTAAATCAAAGGGTGTCGCTTCCATCGGCATTTTTTTTAGCTTCGCCATTAATAAACCTGAATATTTTATTTAAGATGTATTAAGATTGACTGTAAGGAAACGGATTTACAGGCAAGGATGGATTTCCATAGGGGGTTGGCGCAGGAACCTGGAAGATGGATGTTCCTTGGTCAAATAGATAGGATGCTCCCGTGAAAAACCCACCTCGTGTCTTTCGAACACGCGTCTTTCGAACTTGACCTCGACCTCTTCTACGCTGTTTGGTTCGCCTTACTCTTTTTCTGGTTCTCATTACTATACTAAAATATATTTACATGTGTGAGCAAATGACGGCGGCAACACATGTCCTTCAACTTGAGTTCGTCTAAAAGGACTCCTTCGATCGTCTTGTCGATACTTTTGTCGTCGAGGTATTGAATCTCTTGAGGCACTTCGCCCATCTGTTCTTTTCGTTTGACGATTTCTCGCATATAATATTGATATTTGTTCCCAATCACTTTGCCACAAGTGAAACACTTCACAGGAATCAACATCTTCTATATTCTCTTCCCATATTATTTTCAAGTCAATTTTCGTAAATCATATCTAAATCGATAAGGATAGATTTCGAAGAAGGCATCAACATATGAAGATAATAAGAACACGCAGAACCTGTCAAAGTATCCATGTTGAAATTACCCACAAAAGCTCCCTTTGCATTCGTGATTTCGGTAAAAGTAGATTCTTCCTTTTGGTTTAAAAAAAGATAAGGATTCCCTTTGGTTTTCATATAGGCTTCGAGACGAGGAGGAATCGAGGACTGGATGAGGATAATAGGCTCCGTAGTCGAAGGAACAAATAGGTCTAAGAGTTCTATGTATTTTTGTATCAAGGTGTCATAGTAATTCTCTACGGGTTTATTCAGTTTGTTCGCATAAGGTACAATGTCCTCTTTGGATAGAATATGAAACACATTGTCCTCTTTGGAGAAAGCGACATCTTTCACTTGTATGTGTTTGAGTATCTCTTCGTAGACCACAAGATTGGCTTTATCTAACCAAAAATAATCGTGCACATACTTGGCATCTTTGATGTCAAACAACACGCGTCCTTCTTCAGACTCGGAGTAAGTATCTGTGTACTCTATTCCATTCAGTTGATATCCTACAAAGAGTTCTTTCGTGACACCTGGACAAGGGTCGCCTTGAATTTGATTGAAGGGACCTATACACACGGGCGGCACCTTGTCCGTAATATCTAATACTTTTTGCCCTTTTCCATAAAAAACGGCAATCAGGTTATACTCCAAGGAGTCCTTTTCTAGAACCCGAATTTTGTATTTTTTCAAGGATTCTGTTAAATACTCTACATCAAACCGGTTAGAATCTACGATGACAACGGCCTTGTCTTTTTGTATGGCCGTATAAATAGAACAAGCCAATGAAAAAATTTCATAAATGAGGTCTTGTCCCTTTTCTCCTTTCAACGATGAAAAATAGACTTGTTTCATTCTATTAAAAGAGATGTCTCCTTTTTAAATTCTTTTATTGGTTTCTGTTATGGGTTCTGTTTTCAGTTCTGTAATAGCGGACCGATTGTAGGAAATAGTACGCGGCCATTCCTCCAAGCGCAGCAATGAGAACAGCTCCTGCAATGAGAACGGTAATGATGACTTCCATTTTTCATTGTTCTATTAGTTTCTATTTTCCTGTCAATTTTTTGTTAGAAAAACATACTCTCCGTCCAAGGTCTTCCTCTTTTCGTAGACAAGGCCTAGAGAATGGATGTTTTTATGACACGCTTCGCATATACTCGACAAGTTAGAAACATGGTGGATCATAGGTAAGTCTGAGTCTTTCTGATATTCCAGGTGGTGTATCTCCGTACCCTTTGCTTTTTTACAAAATTCACACATGGACCGAATCTTCTCACGATTGTAAGTGCTTTCTTTGTACAAAAGTATAGACCCTTGATTCAATTGCCGATTTCGTATCGCATAGGCCCGGTCCAAAAACGAATCAGGAAGAGACAACGATTTACAGACTTCTAGTCCGTAAGTGCTTTCGCCTGGACCATCGCATAAGGTTCGTCCATACACCAGAGTCTTTCGCTCGTAGTTGTACTGAACGGTCAAATGTTTCATCTTCAACCTAGACATTTCTTTCAATTCATCAAAAGTCTGAAGTGTATGAAAGTGTGTCGCAAAAATGAAGCTACTTTTCTTCTCGTAAATATCCATGAGTCCCGAGACAAAAATGCTTAGTGCAGAATCGATTTCCGTACCTGAACAGAGTTCATCTCCTAGAATAAGAGAATGAGCGTTACACTTCTGTAAAATCACGCGTAGCTCACTCATCTCTACTGCAAAAGTAGAAAGGCCCTTGAATAGATTGTCATTTCCTATGATTCGAGTGAACAAATACTCATATGGACAATATTCAAAATATTCACAAGGTACATACATACCGGCTTGAGCCATGATAATACAAATGCCAATCGATTTAATATAACTGGTTTTACCTACCGCATTGGTTCCAAAAAGAAGAACTCCTTGAGTGTCAGATCCAAGATCTACATCGTTGGGTACATATGATTCTCTGAGTTCTAGGTGTTCGATGAGCGCATGACGCATTTTTTTTGCCTTGACATAAGAGGTTTCCGCATCCTTTATCTCGGGTTTACAATACTTGTATTTCCGAACATTTTCGGAGTGGGTATTCATCACATCTATTTTCTGAATGCATTGAATCAGATGTTCACAAGAGGTATTCAGAAAAGCGTGAAACCCTTTATACACTCGCTTGAGATGAGACAAAAACAGCTCAGTCGTGGTCATCATCCCATGGGTCAGTTGTCTCAGTTCAGAGGAAGAAAGGATGTAAGTTTGAGTATTGTACTCGTGAGGCTCTATTTGGGATGGATGAAAACAAAAGGTTTCGTCTTTCTTTGTATACATGGAATAAAAGGTTAGATGAACTTCTGTAGGTAGATGCTTGCTCACAACTCCCCATCGTCGTTTGGTTAAGTGTAATGATACGCCTGATTTATCGGTTTCGTGCACTTTGAACGCATCTTCACATTTCTTCTCGTAGAATTGATAGAGACCATTGAGATAAGTACAAATACTTTTGAACTTTGCACTGTTGTCTAATTTGTTTCGACAAGCTTCGTCCAAGGCCTGGTCTACACCGCCTTGAATCAAAAAATGACAATTCTCGTCTAATTCTTGGACATGATCTAAGGAGGATACTTGCAAGTATGCATTCATTTTTCTCTGAATATCCGAAATCTCTTCTAACACCGCCTCCGAATTCAAGTAACCGAGCCATCTACTATCGTGCAATGTAAGATACTCTCTCACCAAATCACAAGTGGTATAGAGCTGAAAATACTCGTGAGGCGTAACCTTTTCTACGATTCGTTTTCGAACCAGCTTTTCTACATCACACAATTGTAACAACCAGGATGAGTTGTCGTATTGTTTTTCGAGACAATGTTCGATTAAATCATAGGATTCTTTTAGTTTCGTTTTGTCTCGAGAAGGTTGTAACAAAAGCGTCTGAAACACGCGTTTCCCAATTTTGGTTCTACACGAGTTCAACAGGGTAAGAACACTCGAATAAGGTCCAACATATTCCGTGTCAATCATGTTGAGTTGTTTGAGGGAATGATTCGCCAGAACCAACGATTGATCGAGCTGTTCCATGTTGGGGTCGGTGAGTTTATGCGTGAGACCTGGATTGTGTTGAGACACATAGTCCAAGAGAAAACACAAGGATTGAAAAGCAATAATCTTCTCGAAAAAGGTGTCGACCATCAGCTCTTTACTCAAATGAGGATAGTGTTGCTGTAAGATTTCTCTCTGAAACCGTTGACTTTCACAACGGCTAATTTGTTTTCCATAGATAGGGTCTTTTTCGTGTAAGACGGTCACCTTTTTCTGTTTCACATTTAAATATTGAAGTATGGAATCCACATTTTCTTTTTCCAAATTATGAATGACAATGGTCTCGGTAGGCTGATAGATAGAAAAGAACCTCTCCATATTATCGTAAGTCGTGGGATTGTGATAATAGATTTCCTGGTACTCAAATACATCCACTTTCCCAGTGAAAATGTTCAGAGTAGAAATCCCAAACAAAATGACAGAAGGACTCTTACTCGTCTTGTATATCCATACACACGCAAAATGATTAGACAATTTCTTTTCTTCTTCCAAAAAAGAAGTCCCCGGACTATACACCCCCTGCAAACGTCTCTCGATCACTCCTGTTTTATCTTCTTGAATATAGACTACCGCAGTATAGGACTCTTCGACTATCTTTTGAATGTATTTATCCAAGACATAGTCGCGAAACCCCGCCATAAAATGTTCACCTTTACTCGCAATACGCAAGTCGCCAATTTTAGAGAAGGCTTGCATATTCTCATCCGTCTCTTGTTTTGAATAGACTTCGAAAAAACTACCCACTTGCATTAGAAGAAAAGTACACTCGCCATATTTTGATTTGTATTCTTTCAACAACTCAAAATACTGTTTGACTAGAGACATTACATAGTATCGTCCAAATTATTTATATAAAAATAATATATACTATGAATGATAGCTTCGATAGAAATCTAGTAGTGCTTATCTTTATTGTAGCCATCACCTATTTAAATTTCTTAGCTTTACAGATTCGAACCCGGACAGGTTGGACCAACATCACTTGTAATCCATTGAATTTGTTCGCAAACTCTATTTTCCAATCACAAGAAGATGCAAATAAGGACTTTGAGCGTTGTGTGGTCAATCTTAGCGCTGCGACCACCACTCAACTGTTTAAAAAGCAAAAAGACGACCAGGAGAAGGTCGTGACCAATTTAACCAGAATCGAGGGCAAATATGGAACACTTGCCAAATCCGTCGATGGATATACAAAAGAGGTCACCAGTGTGGTAGATGATTACAATGCGAAAATAAAGAGTGTAAAAGATAGTCAAAACAAAGCAAATGAGCTAAATAAGACAACCACCAAAAACATTGATACTTATATACAATCGATTGAAGAAATTTTTAGAAATATAAAGAGTTACTTTAATATTTAAACTTTATATACATGTCAAGTAAAAACATTATGGATATATACAAGGAAGCAAAAACAAAAGGCCCCGATTATATTAGCGCAATACTGTTTGTATTTCTCATCGGTTCGCTCTATGGATATTTGTATCAGAATGCTCAAAATAAGTTGCTTCAAATGAGTTGGGACGATCAGAAGTGTAATCCTCGTTACATCTTTTTCTCAGGATTTTTAAACCCTTGGTACAAAGACCCATGGACCACAACCCAAACCAATTTTAACCGCTGTGTGGCAACGACGATGTACAAGGACCCCCACCTCTCTAAAGAAATTAAACGAAACGATAAATTTATCAAACTACACGACCACGAAATAAAAGACAATTTAGAAACAGGATATGAGGCTGTAGATGAACTTCGAGCACAATGGGAAAAGGTCTTGGAGCTCAAAGAGATGGAGGTCCGAAAGTTGAAATCAGAAACTGGAGGTATCTTTGAGAAACAGGGCTACATACACAATACTTTATCGGATACCACAACACAAATGTTTCAAGTCCTTAAATCCACTGTTATTTATATTCAAGGCATCCTCTTGTATAGGGTGAGCGAACACAAACTAGATTTGAATATTAACGGAACCCATAATCGATTCATGGAAAAATATGCTACTACTTATCAAAAATACAAGAATGCATTTCGGTTTTTGGATGAAGGAAATTGGACGAATTCGATCAATACCGCAAGAGAAGCGATTGATGAGTACGAACAGTTGAATTATGAATTAAACTTGTATATGGAAGAACATTTCTACCAACTCAAAGATATTACAGAAAGTTGTTATCATTTGAAATACAACCTAGAAGACGAGTCCTGTGAAAGAATGTTCCCGAATCTCACCACCCAATGGATTGATTTCTTTCCTATCTTAAAAAAGATTTTAAATGCGTATAATAGTAAATAGATGTATCGTATCTCGATGTATCGTATCGCCATTCTTTTATTGTTATTGTCCTTAGCATTGTCATTAGTCTTCACTTTAGCTTTTACCTTATTTTACAAGGAACCCTTTGATGTGAGGAAAACGGTGAAACAGCACGAAGGCGACCCTTTCAAATACGAACAATTTAGCCCGTGCTGTTGCCCATCGACTTATACTTCATCTCAAGGATGTTTGTGCGAAAGTCTGCAAATACGAGCACTCCTTGGAACACGCGGAGGAAATCGAATGTTGGATCCCTTATAAGTACATGCTAGAGTAAGACGGAGATTTTGAGGAAGGAAACCACTCCTCTAAGGTTTCCTTGGTCACGGCACACGGCTTGTCAGGACTCATAATTCTTACCAAATTGAGTTTGCTATAAATGGTGTCTAAACTTCTTTTTAAATTTCTAACTCCTGACTCTTTTTGGGTCTTCTCTACCACGGCTTCAATCAGAGAATCTGTCCAAGAGATCTTCATACAATATTCTTTTTCCATTTCTGGAATCAAATAGTCTCGCGCAATACACACCTTATCTTCTTTGTTATACCCAGGAATTTCAATCGTGGTCATTCGGTCCTTTAAAATCGAATTGACTTGATCCTCGTGGTTATAACTAAAGACAAACAAGCACTTACTCAAATCAAAATCAATCTCGGAAAAATACTTATCGTGAAATTGGGAGTTTTGTGTACTGTCGATGAGATGGGTTAAAATACCGATGATTTCGTCTCCTTTGTCGCTCTGACTCACTTTGTCTAATTCATCAAAAAATATCACCGGATTGGACACCTTGGATTGGATAAGAATGTCTACAATTTTACCATAAGTGCTTCCTTCATAGGTAAAGGAATGTCCTTCCAAAAAGGCTCCGTCTGAAGAACCGCCTAGGGTAATAAAGGCAAAAGGTCTTTTCAGAATTTTGCTGATGCCGTGTTTGATAAGGGTGGTCTTGCCTGTACCCATAGGACCTTTTAACGCAATTGCATTTCCAATAGATGCTGGATTCACCAACCATTTTCCAATCAACTGAAGAAACTGGGCTTTTGCTTTTTTCATCCCATAAGTACATTTGTCTAAGGTTGTCTCACATTCTTTCATAAAAGAATTACACTTATCAGGCTGTGTAAAATCCATCGGCAAGGGTATCTGGTTGTAAAAAGGGATTCTCAAAAAGGCATCTACCCAAATCTTTAATTTTCCGCTCATGTCTTGGTCCAATCCTAAAATCTTTTTGTAAGCAATCATTTTGAAAGACAAAGGGATGGGAGACTCCAGAAGGCGAAACATAATCGGAACCAACGAAGAAGTCATGGTATGTAAAAAAGACAACTCCTGAAGAAGTTCGACTTTTTCGGATTTGGTTTTCTTTTTTAAATAGTATAGGTCATCCTCCTTGGTCTGTTCTCCATAGGTAAGTTGTTTGTATTGTCTCGATAAATCATCTTCTTTGCGTTTGGGCATATATTAACCCTCTATAGAAAAATTGAATGAATTTAAAAAAATATGTATTATAATAAAGAGATGACTACCTATGCTAAAAAACCGTCT